CGGCACAATCGGCGAGGCGCTCGGCAATCCCGCGAGCTACTTCGGTCCCGGCGGCCTTCCGGCGAAGGCCGTTATGGCGGCAGCCTCTGGCGCCGGCAGCGAGGCCGCCGGGCAGGCCACGGAAGGCACAGGACTTGAGCCGTGGGCGCGCATTGCCGGCGGGTTGGCCGCCGGTCCACTCGCCGCGCGCGCCATGAAGCCGCAGCTCGCGGCTCCGCAGCAGATGCTGGCCGATCGCGGCGTCACCCAGATGACACCGGGCCAGCTCACGGGCGGGCTCCTGAAGGATGCGGAGGACAAACTAAGTTCGCTGCCGATCCTTGGGCATTTCATCCAGAACGCGCGCGGGCGCTCGATCGAAAGCTTCAATCGGGCCGTTGCCGATCAGGCGCTGGAGCCGATCGGCCAGACGCTACCGCGTCGCACGGCAGCCGGTCATGATACGATCACAGAGGTGCATGACAGGCTGAGCGATGCCTATGATCATGTCGTCCCGTATCTGCAGCTCACTCCCGATCGGCAGTGGTTTAATGATCTGCGGGATGTCTATAACCGCAATGTTCAGATGCTGCCGCAGGATCACCAGCAGCAGTTTCAGCGCATCATCACCCAGGAGTTCGGCCGTCCTGGACCTCTGACCGGCGAGCAGGTCAAGGTCATCGAGAGCAATCTCAATCGTCTTGCCGGCAGATACGGCGGGTCCACGGATGCCAACCAGCAGCTCCTCGGCGAGGCATTGGGGAGCACAGTGGCCGCGCTCCGCACCAACATGGAGCGGATGAACCCGGCCTTCGCGCAGGAGCTGCAGCGGATTAATCAGGGCTATGCGATCTATGCCCGCATGCGCACCGCCGCAGCCAACCGAAGGGGAAGCGAAGGCGTCTTCACGCCCGGCGATTTGCTGACGGCGATTAAGCGCGGCGACAAATCGGTGCAGAAGGGATCGTTCGCGCGCGGCGATGCACTGATGCAGGATTTCGCCGAGGCCGGGCAGCGCGTTCTGCCGAGCAAGGTGCCGGACTCCGGCACGGCCGGCCGATCATTGTTCAGCGCCGCCGGCCTTGGCTACCTCTCGCCGAAGACGCTCGCCGGGGTTGGCTTGGCGAGCGCGCCCTATCTCCGTCCGAGCATGGCGCTCCTCAACCGATACGTGCGGCCCACGACCGGAGTTCGCGCGGGCTATTCAAATGTGGGGCGCGGGATGGGCACGTTGCGCCCATTTCTTTCGGCGCTTCCGAATCCATATGCGCCATAGCGTGACAGCGGCGAAGATTTGAACTATTGGTCATCTCATGATGAGGTGACCGATGTCCGATCTCGCTGCGCTCAAGATTGCGAATGCGGCGCGGTATAGCAGGGCGAAGCTGCTGCGCAACTTCACTTCGATCGCTCGCCATCTGGTGGAGCCCGGAGCGAAGGCTCGATATCAAACTGTCTCGGCGAGAACCTCGGTTCCATGGTGGTTCATCGCCGTGGTCCACGAGCGCGAAAGCTCGCAGAGCTGGAAGGGCTCGCTCGCGCAGGGCGATCCTTGGGACAAGGTCTCGATCCACGTCCCTGCCAATCGCGGCCCGTTCAAATCGTGGGAAGACGCCGCCGTCGACGCGCTCATGTCCTGCCCGCCGTTCGCCGGACGCAATCGTGACTGGTCGATCGGCGGCGCGCTCACGATGCTCGAACAATACAACGGCCTCGGCTACTTCGCGCGCGGCATCCCGTCGCCGTATATCTGGGCCGGCACCGATCAATACAGCAAGGGCAAGTTCGTCCGCGACGGCGTCTTCGATGCGAACGCCGTTGACAATCAGCTCGGCTGCGCCGGCCTCCTCTCCGCGATGCAGACGCTCGATGCGGGCATCTTGCTCTCGTCCGAGGCGGCCGTCCCGCCGCCGGCCCCGGCGAAGCCCGCATCGCCCTCGATCACGCAGCCGGCCCCGGGCTCGATCGGTGCAGCCATCGCCGCCAGCATTGCGGCCATCCTCTCCATCTTTAGGAGGAAGTCATGAAATTCGTTTTCCTTATTTTGCCCGGCCTCGCCTGTCTCTATTTCTTCGTCATGAGACCGGCGCTCGCGGCGATGCCGCAGTTCAAGAAGTTCTACAGCGAAGCGGACGGCTTCTGGATGAAGGTATGGGCCGTCTGCGGCAAGTCCGCGACCATGGCATGGTCCTACATCCTGGCCGGCATCGGGATGGCGGTGCAGCTCATCGATCCCGTGGCATCCGCGCTCGGCGATCCCGACCTGCATAATCAGGTCACCAACGCGCTCGCCTCCGATCCGAAGATTCTCGGCTATTTCGCGATCTTCGTCTCCGTGGTGACCATCGCCTCGCGGCTGCGCACGATCACTAAGGCCTAACCGATGTGGATGACGATCATCAGCTTCCTCGGCGGCCCCGTGATCAAGGGGCTCATCGACGCCTATCAGGCCAAGCTCGCCGCCGGCAATACGTCGGAGAAGATCGCATCCGATTTGGCAAGCTCGGAGATCGCGGCGCAGACCGCCGAGACACAGGCGATCACGCAATATCGCATCGCTGAAATCGGCCACCCATGGGAACCAGATAAGCTGATGGGCTATTGCGTTGTTGCCTACCTCGCAAAGCTCCTGGTCTGGGACAAGGTTCTCGGGCTCGGAACCACGGACGGTCTCTGCAGAGTCGGCGACAACTGCTGGGCTGGATGGGTCGCTAACACCATTGTCACGGCCTACTTCGTGAAACGTGGGTTTGAAAACGTGGCGCGGATAATTAAGCGGTGAGTATTGGGGATGTCGCCAATCTCCTTACCGCCATCGGAACCCTGATTGCGGCGGGAGCATCAATCATCGGGGTTCTGATGGCATTCCGCAATTCGCAAAAGATTGAAGAGGTTCATGTCGCCACCAATGGCATGAAGGCCGAGCTGGTCAGGGTGACCGGCGATGCCAAATACGCGGAAGGGCGCGAGCAAGGCGAGAATTACCCGCGCGTGCGCGATCGGAGCCAAGATGAATGAGGATTCCGTCTCGCGCGCACTCGGCGAGTTGCAGGGCACGGTGCGCAGCATGGCGGACCAATGGCGGCGTCAGGACGAGATCGCCAATGCCGGGCGCCTCGCCCTCTATGAGCGCTTCGAAAGCCTTTCCATGCAGATGTTGCGGATGTCGGGCGCGCTCGACGCGGTGACCCAGGACGTCGCGGAGCTGCGCAACGATGTTAACAACGAAATTAAGCCGGCGATCGATTCCTATCGGCTAGAAGCCGCGCGCCGGCTCGGTGTGCTCTGGGCCGGCCGCACCATGTGGACCTTCATGGTTGGGATTGCCGGCGCGGTTGGCTTCGCGGCGCACGAGATGGTGCAGTTCTTCACCAGGAAGCCATGAAGACCCCCGCGCCGAAGCGCGGGGGTCTTTGTTATCGCCCGGGTTTGCCGATCTTCTTGTTGAACCTCCGGCGATACGCCTCCGGGTCTTCCTGGCCATCGCGATCAACGAAACGTTCGTAGTTGGGGCAATCCAGGATGTCCGAATATTCCGCGACGTCGGAACGGAACCTGACGACGTAATATTCATCCGCCATGGACTTCGCGATAATGGTCGCCGGTCCTTCGATCATCAAGCCCTTGGCCGGGGACATCTGAAAGATCGTTACGATGTCGCCAAGGTCAAAGCTATGCACGATGGGCATTGTCATCTCCACATTGTCAAAGAGCCCGCGCTTCCTGAGCGCGTGGGTGGAGTATAGCAAATCGACTTTCGCCAAATTCGCGATTTGATCCGTTCTCGCTGTGTGATGTTGCTGCGGCGCAGGGTTAACTTTGATTTTTAAAAACCGCTTGACGCGGGAAACATCGCGCTGCCGCGTGCAGATCAGCCACGTCACATTCGAGAAGCGACTGCGGCTCTAGGGTAATATTTCGTGATCAGTGCTGCGTTGGCGGCTTCGGCTTATCGCCGCCGATTTCGATCTTGGCAACGTGGATCGCAACCTTCTCATGAAGAAGCGCGGAATTGAACTCCAGCGCCTTACGATAGGCATCGTGCAGTTCATCCCATGCGGCATAGGACCGCTTGAGCGCCCTAATGTGAATGAGCGTGGCCAGGGATGAACCGAAGACGACGGCAGGAATGACGAACGTCGGCTTCTCTGTGCTGATGAAAATCGTGGCGCCACTCCAGATCAGGAGAAGCAGGTGTCCCCAATGCAGGGACCGCCATGACGGAGGCCGAACCAATCTTGCCAGCAGGCTGCGCAGGGTCATAGCCACGTCTCCATGATCACGGGATCGTCGCTCGGGTGCCGATGGAGCTTCGTGAGGCCGCGCGCCATGAGGACCGCGCGCAGGCTCCCGATGTCCTCGGAATAGAGGTAATCTTCGGTCGGCTGATCGAGCACGAACCGCCGTGCCACGAAGCGATCCGGGAAATCGCTCGGGTGATCATAGACGGTCCAGATCGAGAGCGTCATGCAAGCTGCCTATTGGCGATGCTCAGAAGATGCTCTTCATCGTATTGGAGGCAGAGCTTCTGCGCGAGGTGGTGATCAAAGAGCGGGATATCGCTGCGGCAATGCACGCAGAGCCGGTGCGATACCTTGCTACCGTTGAGCACATCGATGTTGCCGGCGTAGGTATTGGTCCTGATGCGATAGGACTGCTTAGTCTTGCCGCCGACGACCACAAACCATCCATTCTTTTCGAAGGTCGCGCGCTGCGCCGCCGTGAGGTGTTCAAGGAGCAGCTCTTTTGATCTGGCGAGCGCTGCCACTTGGATCGCATGGCGCCGCCGGCTCTCCTCCGCGCGCTGATTCTCTGCCGCCGCCTGCGCGGCGCGCTCTTGCTCGGTGCGCTCTCGATAGTAAGCGACCCGGTTATGTGCGAGCGCGAGATATTGTTGATGATCCACCCAAACCCCCTGCTGAAAATATGCCGTCTGCGCGGCGTTTGTCGCTATCTGAATCGTTGTGCATGTCTGTGTCTGGCAGGTGACCCATGCTTGGGCCTGTGCACTTGCCGTCGTCGCCGACGTCGATCCCAATCCCGTTGCCCCGATCCATGTCAGGATCGGGGCCGGGCCCATGGTTTGGGTTTGGCTGGTCCAGCCGGCTTGTGTGATCGAACTGCCGAAGAGCGGCATCAGCCACCTTGTCGATGCGGGACCATCATCAGCTTGCCGGCGGCGGGATTGAACTCACGGACGAGATCGCCCTTCTCCTCGACGACTATGCCGTTTTCAGAAACGACGTCCATTTGGAATGCCGCGAAGCCCGAGCTGCGCAGCCGGTTAAACTCGCGGCGCGCGTCCGCAACCGATTCCGCGTTTGTCGGGTCCCAGGTCACCGTGGTGTGCCCGCTGCTATCCATAATATCCATCACATGCTGGTTCATCGCTCTTGCTCCTCCTTCTTGCGTGGTACTCTTGTAAATCCGACCGTCAACGCCGGCACCGCCGGATTGCTGGTCTTGCCATCATCAAGATCGTGGCTTGCGATATGCTCACTTACGATCCTGATGCCGTTACTTGTTTCATCCGGATAGATGCCGGCGACGAACCGGCCGCTATTGTCGTACACGGAAACGATGCGACGGCCGCTCGCCGAATGGAATGCCATCTTCAGAACGGTCACGGTCTTGCTCCTGGCGTTGAGGCGTTGACAGGCGTCTAAATTCCTAAGGCCGCAACCTCGCGGCCAGGAGCAAGCTGTTTAGGCATTGCTCGCGGCGGCGACGCCTTCGATCAGGCTAACGAACAGCCGCCGCACGTTGAGGTCATTCACTGACGTGTAAGCCTTCAGCAGGCGCATGCTGAAATGGGCGTCCATGGCGAGCAGGGTCTCGACCTCGCGCGACTTGCCATTGCTCTTGTAAAAGAACGTCTCATCGACGCCGAGCGCGGCGGCGATCTGTTGCAGCCGCGCCGCACCGACGCGGTTGGTGCCTTTCTCATATTTCTGCACCTGTTGGAACGAGACGCCGAGCTTCTTGCCGAGGTCCTCTTGCGATACCCCAGTTTCGATGCGGCGAAGCTTGATGCGGTTTCCAAGCTCGGTATCAAACTGCGTGACCCTGCGCGGGTGCGCAGTCGGGACTGCTGTCGGCGGCAGTGTCCGCTTTAGTGCACTCTTTCGTGGCATATGTTATCCTCTATGAGATTTTGATGATGATTTACGCTCGCGCTTCTTTGCGAGCATTGTGTAATACGCCCGGCGCTGCTCGCGAGCCCTCGGGATTTCCTTGTCAAAATTAACATCGTGGTCAGGAACCAAATCGTATTTGTAGCCCAATGCGCCGGCCATCTTGCCGAAGGTGGTGTGCTGCGGGCGACGCGTCTTGCCCCCGAACATGTTTTTAACGGTCGAGCCGGCAAGCCCGGCCAGAACGGCGAGATCGGCCTCCTTGATTCGGCTGCCTTGGAAGATGGTACGGAAACGGTCGACCTCCGGGTCCTTTTCGACATTGTTGTAACTTCGATGTAACCAGAGCGAGCCGCCTGAGTTATGTCCCACGCGACCGTGCCCGTTTGCCTTCCTAGCCATCGTCCGTTTCCTTGTTCTCTGCCTGTTGCTCTATAAGTTTCGCCGCTTCCTTCTTTGCCTTGATGAGCACGCGGTGCCGGCCTTCGCCGAGCGGGCTGACCAATTTTTCATGGGCAAACTTGGTCAGCAGGGCGCTGACCGAATTTCTCGGGCGCCCATGCTGCTCAAACAGTTCCGTCAGCGCGTTGACGCTGAACTCATCCTCCGTGCCGATCCTTCTCAGGATGAGATCGCGGTTCGATATGTCGTATCGTGGCGTTTTGCCCTTCTTCCGCGTCTTCGGGGGTTTGGCGGCCGGCGCCGGCAATGGCGCCTTGGCCGGCGCCGGGAGAGCCTTGATGCCGCCGAGCTGGTAGCTCTTGGGCCCGAGCTTGCTTAGCGTCCCGTTCTCGGTGAGCGCCTTCGCGGTCGTGTATGCCGTGGTATTGCTGCGGCCGTTCGCCTCGAAATGCTTTGCCAACTCCAGGATTTCAAATTTTGGATGATCCTTGATCCAGGTCATCGCGAAATCGAGGCCGCTCACTTCATGCTTTTTGCCGTTGTTTTGCTTATAGACCGGGATGTTGGTAATCAGCTCATAGCCGACATTTTCCGCACCCATGAGAATTAGCGCCTTGAGGAGATGCCCGACGCCGTCGATGTTCGTGTCTCCATGGATGCGGAACGTGTCCCATGTCTGCGATGCCTTTGGAAGTTTTGCCATAAACTTCGCTCCTGCTTTGCTTTGCGTTGATTGGTGACCGTACCTCCGGCACGTTCAGGCCGGGCTGGTCAATATGGCTTGTGCAAAATTTGACAGTTATTTTGTCATTGACATTAATGCCGAAGGGGTGCTCGCAAATGCGAACGCGGACCGTGGGGGCTCGGCGCAACTTAAGCATGATTACAAACTAAGGGTGTGAGTGTCCAATACGAGACTCTAATAAGTGGTTCAAAAATCATACGTCTACTTCCGGATGTTTTCAAGCTCAGCTATCATATCCAGCGCGGGCCAAGGTGTAAAATGTTAATTTTGCACGCGCAAAGTGCCTTTAACCTTTGAGTGTCAAGCGCCGACATGCCACTTTTCGACGCCTCCCCATTTTTAGCAATGGTCTCCGAAGGCAAGGTCACCTCTGACTTTCGCGCCAGCGAGACCGTCTTCCGCCAGGGCGCTCGCGCCGACATGGTGCATTATCTCGTCTCTGGCAGCATTAAGGAGGTTGTGGCCTCCGGCGGCGCCAGACGCGAGGCCATCATCGGCCTGCTGGAGGCCGGTGATTTCTTCGGGACCGATGGGCTCTATGGCGGCGACGTGCTGTCGTGCAGCGCGATAGCCCTGCGGCCGAGCCGGGTGGTCAGTCTTACTAATCACTCCATGGTGGTGGCGCTGCGCGATCCGGGGTTCTCCAGGCTCTTCGTCGGCTATCTGCTGGAGCGCAATAGCCGCATCGAGGCCGAGAAGATCGATCTCCTGTTCAACAGCACCGAGAAGCGTCTGGCCCAGCGACTGCTCTCCCTGGCCCATTTCGAAGCTGGCACCGGGGCGTCGCTCGTGATCGGGCCGGAGATCACCCAGGAGGTGCTTGCCAACATGGTCGGCACCACGCGGCCGAGGGTCAATTACTTCATGACCAGATTTAGGGACCTTGGCCTGATCCGGTACAAGCCGAACGACTCGATCGAGATCACGGCGCGCCTGCAGCGCGTCGTCTTACGGGAGGACAAGGAATGACGCGTCAAAAACATGAAGATGCGATGGAGCTGATGAGACAGCTTTCAAAGCTTTTGCATGGGCGGGACACTGATCTCCAAGCCGTTGTGCTGGCCGATCTCGTCGCGCTGTGGCTGGTCGGGCACCATCCATCGCTGCGGGATGAATCGAAAGGACTTTGGCTCGATCTCTTGGACGACCTTGTTCCGATCGTTGAGGAAGCGGTCTTGGCGCAGGCTGGGGTCACGAGCTGGGATGACCTGCCGGACGGACCAAGCAGGCATTAAAAGGCCCCGCCGGGCGCGAGTCCGGCGGGGCCTCTGAGAGCATGCGCGGAGGATTTTGCTGGGGGTATCAGCTCCTCGCGGCGATGCTCTCAATGCGGCCGGCCATCTCGCTATTGGAGATCGCGCCGCCGCAATCGCAGGAAAACTCGTGCAGCTCATCCTTGCTCAGTTCGAAGAAGCGCTTGGCCTCCAAGGCCGAGACACACCGGCCCTGGATATCCTGCCTAAGCCCGGCCTTCTGCAGCGCCGGGTCCATGCCGGCGAGATCAAATGCCGAGCGGGGATCGTAGGTGGCAGCGAGCTGTCCGTCCGTCATGTATTCGAGATTGTGGAAGATGACGAAATGGTTGGGCTTGCTAAATAAACCAAACCTCGGGATTTCCCGACGAATGATCGCCCCGAAGCGGACCAGCTTCTCATGCTTGGACATGCGGGGCGGCGGCAGCGGGATCGGGGACGGCGATGGCTTCAACTTCGGCGGCATTCAACATCTGATTCATGCAGGTCTCCCGTTTGCAAAAGCAGTGCTTGCAACATCAGGCTGTTAAATTTTACTGTCAACCGGGGGTAGATGGATTATTGGTGTCTACTTTTAGACATGCCATGCGCAGATGAGAGCCCATTCCGCAATGGCGGCCAGAGGCACGTCTAATTTTGGACATCGACAGATTTTTTTTAATCGCTGGCCGTTCAAGGCGATTAGCACGCTGTGGGGGATATCGAGCGCCGAGGCCAGTGCGCGCAGGTTCTTCGGCAGAATGAACTGCTCCTTGTCCCATTGGTAGATGCGACTGCGCGAAACATTGCAGCGCTTCGCCACGCTTTCGGCGTTAAGTCCCAGTCGTTCCCGCTCAGCTTTAAGTGTCTTGCCGATATGCCGCTCTGGGTGTCGCAATGTCCCTGCTCCCCGATAGGATTTGGTGCAGATGGTGCTATTGCACGGTCCCGAGCTTCTCCTCGGCCTTTATGCGGGACCCCTCCATCGCCATGACGACGATAGAGGGATGCCAGCCGTGCAATCAAGATGTTTTGTTTTGGACATTAGCCGGAGCGCCGGATCATCAACAGGACGCCGCCTACCTGTGGCAGGATGGAGAGCAGCAGCAGGCGCAGCATGGCGAAGTCGTCCCCGGTCGGCCGGATGGTACCGGCGCTGACCCATGCAACGATTCGGCGGGCCGCTTCGGTCTGGGGGTCCGCCGTCTGGCCGACCGCCGTTGTGATGGCATCCACGGCCTGCCGCCGCTCGTTTACCGCCGCCTCGCGCTCCCGGCAGAATTTGCCGACCCCGCCGCGACACTCCCGGTCACGTGACGCCATCGCATCGGCCAGGGCCGTTTGCGCCGAAGAAACGGCCGGCGTAACGCGTGATGCACGTGACGCCGTGACATCCGCGATGTTCAGGCTGGCGAATCCGACCCCGGCCATCACGGCGAAGGCGAAGGTCATGGCCCAGACCAGCCACGCGGCGAGCGCCGTGGCGCGCTGGCGCTTCTGCCAAGCGAGGGCGGCAACCGATGGCACGGCCAGGGCGACGCAATCGGCAGCCACGCCAACGGCGAGGAAGAGGTACCCTGCGATATCGGTGGACCCGAGCGAGCGGGCAAACCAGCCGTTCATGGTGATCCCGACCGCGCCGAGGCCGAGGGCCGACACGCCGAGCATGATGGATGCCGTCGATCGCCGTGACGCCGTGACGGGCACCGTGATAGACCGTGACGGTCGTGGCGTCACAGTCACGGTTGGAGACGCGAGTGTCGGCGGCGGCGGGACCAAGGTTCCGCCGTTTGCTTTCTTGCGCAGCCGGTACGCCCGGGCGCGCTCGGCCTGCGTCTTGGGCCGCTTGGGTTGAACGAGGGTGAGGATTGATGCAGAAGTGTCGTCAGCCATAGAACCGCTCCTTCGGTTTGGTGGTTAGGCCGGGCGGCGTGCTTGAGACATGCCGTTCGGCCGATCAGGTTTATCGTGGTATTCTTATGCCGCTTGCATCCATCGGCCGAGGCCGATTATATTAAGCTTTTGGTAACTCAATGTTGTCTCCGTGGCCAAAAACTTATTAGCGAGTCCCTCCTTTCCAAGCACTTCTTCAGGCGTTCGCATCTTCGGGAAGAAGTCCACCCCCATAATCGCCGAAAGCCGCGCATAGGGCGTTACCTCGACCGGGCGCCGCTTGCCGGTCACATGGACCACAACCCGATCGAAAACGTTGCCGAAGGCGATCCGGAATGGCGCCATGGCAGCATCATCGAGCTTTGTGTCGGTTAGTGCACCATGGAGGGTCTCAAGGTTCTTGCGGAACCTCGTGATGGCCTCGGGGTGCAGGATGATCACGTTGCCGTCGCCCTCACTCTGGCGAAGCTTTTCGGCCAGCCCGGCCCGCTCCAGTTCCAGCTTCTTCAGTTTATCCATCAGCGGTTTGATCGGCGCGTCGCTATCGCTGATGGCGCTGACGATCCGGTCGACCTGAGCCGTGGCGCGGGTCAGCGCACGCTCGATCTCATCGCGGTCCCTGCCGGCGGCCTTCCGTCGCGCTGCCCATTCCTCATGGGCGCCCTTCGTGAAGGACATCAATGCATCCACATCAAGGTTGAGCTTGATCCCTTGAAGAACCGTGGCCTCGATCTGGATCAGATCGTAGCTCTTCGAATTGCTGCAGATGGCCCGGTCTCTGGCATTGCCGCAGCCGACACGCGGATTCTGCCCGGCCTGTGACCAGACGACTTTCATCATGCCGCCGCATGCGCCGCAGCAAAGTCGTCCTGCCAACATGTGCCGGTCTTTGGTCTTCTGCGTGACGCGGGGTCCCGAGATTTGGCGGGACCGAGCGGTTCGGAGCCGTTGCGCGCGATCCCATAAATCCTGGCCGATGATGCGAAGGTGTGGGATTTGAACGGTCAGCAGGTCCTCTGGATTGCCCTTGCGCTTGACACGCTTCTTGGTGTCCGGGTGAATCGCGGTGCGGTGGCTATTCCAGATTAGTTCGCCGATATAGATGCGGTTGCCAATGATGCCCTTACCATTGCCGCTACCGGCAATGAAGGTCTGGTGATTCCACGCCGCGCCGCCCATTGGAGGCGGGATGCCATCGCGGTTCAGATCAGCAGCGATCTGTCGCAGCGGACGCTCATCGGCATATTCGCTGAAAATCCGCCTGACGACTTCCGATGTCTCGGGATCAAGCTCGCGCTCGCACGGCTTATCCGGCACGGTGCGGTAGCCATAGGCAGGGCTGCCCGGGGTCAGGCCCTGCTGCACGCGGCCATCCCAGCCACGACGGACCTTGTCGCCGAGGTTCTTGCGGAACATGCTGTCAACGATGCCGCTAACCCCGACATGCACTTCGCTGTTGATGCCGTTGAGGGTGATGATCTTCGTGTCATAGAAGTTCATCCGCTTGAAGATGTATTGAATGTCTTCCGGATCGCGCGCCAGCCGATCGAGGGCCTCGGCGAAAACAGCCTGATAGCTGCCCTTCTTCACGTCGTTGAGGAGGGTCAGGACACCGTGGCGCTCGTCCATGGTGGCGCCCCACTTGGCGCGGTCGCTGTAGAACTGGATGATCTCATATCCATGTTGCCGAGCGAGCTTTTCGCATAGCAACTTCTGGTCATCGATGGAGCGCTCATCGGAGAGGTCGCTTGAAAACCTCGCGTATGCCGCCGCTGGTTTCAATGCCGTCATTTGGTTCGGTACCCCCATGCTGGCGTTCCCATTCCTGAGCCGCCATCAGCCGGCCCAGTTCCCGCATCAGCGCCAACCAGTTTGCCCTTTGGCTCGGGTGCTCTGGGTTACGAGGGTCACCTGCGCCAAGGGGGCGCAGAACCCCCGTGGCCTTCTTGATTCGGGGACGCATTACGGTAATCCCGACATAAGTACAATTTTGGACTGTGTCAACTTGTTATGACGTGTATTAACCAGTTGACGCTACCTGCGGCGCGATCTTCCCCTTGAGCGTGGTGCACGTCTTGCGCACCTCTTCCGTCATCAAGGTAACGTCCTCGATCTGGAGGAAGATGCGCTTGCCCTCCTCGCGATAGTCTGCAGCAAGGTCCTTCACCTCGGCGACCATCTGATGCACACGCGACGTCATCGCCTCGCACCTCCTGGCCGCGTCCTGCAGTTCGGCGCCCATCGCCTCGATCTCCTTGGCAGCGGCCTCATAATCGCGCACCACGGCCTCGGCCGAGAGCTTGCCGATCTCAGTGGCGCCCTCGCGGTGCTCGGCATAGCTTGGCAATGGCAGCATCCGTATGGCCGGAGGGGCATATGGCGCGAACTCGTCAGCAAGACGAGAGCCACGCCATGGCGGCGCGGTCCGAAGGATTTCAGCGTCGATACTCTCCAGATCGAGCATCTTCGGGGTATTCATCGGCAATCTCCTTGTTACGCTCCAGCAACATGACGCCGATCGCGCGGCGTCCCTTGATCTCGGTTTCATAGACGACAGATTCGTCAATGATCATCTGTCGATCCGGCGTCATGCCGGCGATCGTCGTATATTTTTCGTGGCGGACGACGCCATCGACCATGATGTATTCGATGCGGATGAAGTCGCCGGCCGCGAGAATCAGAGGCGGATCGAATTTGCGGCCGAGCTTCATCTTCATGCCAGCACCGGCCCGATGGCGATGGCGCGATGCCATTTCTTGGTCTGCCGTTTTTTTGGCCTCTTCCGTTGCAGCAGCACGAGGCCGTAATTCTGGGAGCAGCCGATCTCCCTGGCAAAATTTTTTGATCTGGCATAGCCGCCCTCGGCGGCGAGGCGCATCAATTCATCGCGTTGTGCAGGCGTCAACTTCATCTCACTCCTCCGGGCCGGTAATGGCGGAACGGTCAATTGTGGATCGGTGGGGCGAAGCTTCAGCTTTCTTGTGCCCCGCTGCAGGTAATACAAAATCGTGGTGTGGTCCTTGCCGAGGATCGCAGCGATCCTCGGGGACGAATATTTGCGGTGAGCGAGCCGCCGGGTGACTTCGGCACGGGCAACAACGACCGCTCGCCAACGGCAATCGCCTACAATCATGTGCTGCGAAACGCCAAATTCCAACGCCACATCGGCGATGATCTGTTTGGCCTCCGGCGTCATCGCCGATGATGGTCCATATGATCTCATCCTTGTTGCTCCCACATCTTTCGCCGCGATCGGGGCAGGCCGAGCTTGATGGCGCGGCGCCGCAGCGTATACGGTCGGTGCCCCATCTTCGCAGCAATCTCGCGTTCGGTCATCTTGGTTGCCCAGAGTCGCCTGAGCATGCCATCGTCGATCGTCTTGCGCCGCCGCTTCGTCGTCACCTGCGCTCGCCCCTGCAATAGGCATCGATGTCCTTGTCGGAGAGCCCGTGATCGCGCATCTGCGCCCAGAACTCTTCCATCGTGATCTTGTCCTCACCGAACAGACGAAGCAGCTCGGACATGCGCTCGCGCCAGGAGAGCGCATCCTTCTTCGCCATCAAGTTCCGCCTTTCTTCTTCGCCAGCTCGGCCTTCTCCTCATCGGAGAAGTCCATCGTTGCACCGGTCGCCGCATATTGGGCGCGCTTGCTTGCCGACATCCGCGTCGAGTTGACCATCTGGCCCTGCGCCACGCTTGCGGTTGATCCGGCCAGATTGCCGAGGCCCTGCGCCTGATGCCAATTGTCGAAGTCGACGCCGAGCATGATCACCTGCCAGCCCTTTCTTCGGCATTCGCCGAGCATGTGCTTGGCGATCTTGCCATCGTGATCTTCCTTGCTCTGGTTCTCCTCGCCATCTGTCATGATGGTGATTGCGACCCTGTCGTAATTGGCGGCGAGCGCCATCGATGCGATCTTGACCACCGCGTCGTTGAGCGGGGTGCCGCCGCGTGGCCTGCAATCCTTGTCGGTCACCGGATGCCACGTCGACGGGATGATGCGGTCGCGGATGATCTCGAACTTGAAGACGCCAATATCGAAATCAAAGGTCGCCAGCGTGACGCCGGTGTCGACCTTGTCCTCCGCGAGCTTCGCGACGTAGGAGTTCACCGACGAGAGCGCCTCGGCCCAGCGCTTGATCATGGAGCCGGAGCGGTCGAGCAGGATGTAATCATGTTGCATTTGGACTTCCTTTGTTAGCTGACGGCCCATGGCGGCGAGGGCAGGCGGGAATCAAGATTCTCGGCCTTAAGACGACCCGCAAAGATCGTCTTCAGGCGCCGGTAGCAGGGCGCGCGGTGAAAATCGGTAAGCACCCGGCCGCCAAGCCAATCCAGGTATTCCGGTTCAACCGAAAGCGACATCAGGCATTTCTTGAATTGCTCGGTGTTGACCACGACATATCGCTTCGTCGTGTTGGCATCGCGGTCCTGGTCGAGCACCATCCGGCGATAGAGCCACATACAGATGCCGATGTTGAGGCTGTTCCAGAGGCGCGCATAGTTGGCATCGCGGCCCCAAGCGGCATGTGCGACGTGAAGAAACTTGCAGAGGTTGGCGACCTCGCTATCATCAATGTCCTTGGCGATATGGGTGGCATTGACGCTCTGCGCATTGCGTGTCGGCGTATCGGCTCGCGATCCGTTCCAGAGCCGGAGGACCGCGCTCATCGAGACAATCGATGTGTATTCGTTGCCCTTCCTGATCTGGTCATAGCCGACAAAGGGGCATGTCGCGCGGATCACCTGCAAGGCGTGGGTCGACGCCTCAAGTCCGCGTAGGACGTCGTCTGGGCGCATGCGGACAAGAGATTGCTGCAGCAGAACAAACTCGTCCGCCATATCGGCCATGCTCTCGAACGTGCAGGTGCGCACGTCGGCGATGCATTCCGGCAATTCGCTTATCTTGAACGCCTCCAGGCGGTGCTGCCCATCCACGATGTAGGTCGCATTGGCGCCCTTGAGCGTGCCGAGCGTGATCACACCGGAGACAAAGCCGCCATTGGTTTTCAGGTCCTCGGCGAGCGCGCGGACCTTATCATTAATGCGGAGCGGGCGCTGAAACGCCGGGACGACCCAGCCCAGAACGCTCTCGCGGGAGATCAGCATCGTCTCCATCAAGGAGATTGCCGACTTCGGAATCTTGCGCGATGCCAGTTTGACCACGGCCATTGTCTTTCCCTGTTATGCGACGCGCCAGCAGCGATAGGTTTTCTTGATCGGATCGACGACACGGATCGTGAATTTGGCGGGCGGGTTGCGCTTTGCGAACTGGCATGCGGCAGAGCGGACTTTGTTCACGGTGCCGCTCTTCACCCTGAAGCTGTTCCCGACTTCCATCTCGGCAAATTTGTAGCGCTCGATCAGCGTCTTCGGCGGCATCGGAATGCCGGTCTCAATGAGGGGATAGGCGCTTTCCTCTTTCACGAGCTGCTCTCCATGACGGTGACCGCGCCGTCCGCCGGGGGCAGGGGAGCCATGACAGACGGCGCGGTCGACGTTCCGGACGCATCACTAACCGGATCGTCACTGCCGGCAGTGACGCCGGCAGGATTGGAGAGATTGGCATCGACATGGCCGGCATCGAAGCCGCGCGACGATGCAATGCGGCGCTGGCCCTTCAGGCGTGCCGCGAGGCTTTCCTTCTGCGGCGTGACATCCTTCGGCTCGATAGGTTCGAACTCGTCCCTGTCGTAAACGCCAGCCAGGACCTCCGGGAAATGCCGGCGGCAAAAGCCGCGTGCGCCATAGTACCAAAGTTGCTGTTTCGGATCGTTGTCATAGAGCGGCGAGCCCTTGACCTTGCCGTAATCATTGCGGCCCTTGATCGCGATCAGCTCCTTCAAGGTCGGCGTCTCGTAATCGAGTTCCTCGGTTTGCCCCTTCGGCAGGCCGAGGATCGTCGCCATCATCTGATCGCCTTCGCCCGAGTAGACTGCGCGCAGTTTCTTCTGCAGCGGCGCGCGCGCGTTGATCACGGCAACGATGAGCTGCGCCATGAAGGCGATCTTCTCGGCGCCGGTCCTCGGGTCCTTAACGAGATAGCTCTGCTCGGCGACGAAGAACGGGTCCATGCCCCAGCGCACGGCGCGCACAACGCAGGCATAGCAAATGCCCGGCATTCCCTGCATGAACTGCGGCACTGCCGGCCCGGAGATCGCCATCAGCTTGGCCACCTCCATGGCGTCCACGAGCCGCTTGATCTCGATGCCGAAGCCCGCGTCATCAAGTTCGATGCCGCCGGTAACGACCTTGTCGATTTTTTCTTCGATTTTGTTGAGATCAAACGCCACTTATGCTGCCTCCGCGATCTTCAATTGCTCATCGAGCACCTTGAGCCGGGTCTCGATGTACTCGGTCTCGGCCTTCGAAATGCCGAAGTACTCACCGGGCTCGCGCCCTGGCCCGGGCCATTGGCCCGCCTTCATGCACACGCTCATCAAGCGGAGCATGGCGCGGTTCTGCATGCGGCCGAGGGCGAGGTCCTCATCGGGAACCTCGATCACGCGCACGCAATACGGCGACGTCTTCTCGACAAAGACCAATGCAAAGCCATCAAAGGGAAGGCCGAGCATCTCACACACTTCCCAGATCAGCGCGCCCTGCTGGTGATAGGCGTAGCTGCGAAGGCTGCCCTTCAGATCGAGATCGGCGGTGCTGACGGTGGTCTTCAGATCGGCATAGATGCCGTCCGCGCTCGGGATCACGTCAGGCCGGGCCTTAAGCCAGATGCCGGTATCGGGATCGCGGGCGATGAGCGTTTGCTCAACCGCTCCCTGGAGCAGATCGATCGCCTCCGGCTCGGCGGCGAGGCTCTTCGCCATGCCTCTGATGGCCTTTACATCGGCGGGCTTAAGCACTGTCCGGCCGGCAAGGGCCATCTGTTTTAGGAAGGCGCGGCATTCGAGCCGATTGCCTTGCCATGCCACGCCCGCGATCTTCTCGGGCCTCTCTATGAACGAAAGCGAAAAATCATCCTCGCCGAGATAGAGATGATGCGCGGCACGGCCGAGGGTGAACGCGTCGCTTTCATCCTCATCGTCAATATCGCGCAGCGGATTGTACGGCCACTTTGCATAGAAGTGCTTGGGCGATTTCCGCCAGAGCATGCGGAGTCCGCTTGAGGACACCGATGGCTCTTTGGTGATGTCCGCCGAGTGGTAAATCGGAAGCGGAATCGCATCGTACCACCCGGCCGCCGTCACCGGCAGCCTGTTCCATTTAAGACTCTGCATCCGAATACTCACAACAAAAAACGGCGCGGCCTTTCTTTTGAGGCTCATTGCATTGCTGTGATAGTCCCAAATTTTACATCGGCCAAAATAATTTAAGTCAATCACCTAGCAGCATTAACTATAACTAATTGACGTAGTGACGCGGCGTTCGCGAATTTTCCTTCGATTAGTTACATCTCTTTGATGCGTCTCGTTTAACAAGCAGCTTTGTACCAAATGCACACTATAGGACGCTTGACCCGATTTGCGGTGCGCAGATAGCTATGCATGCGCATCGCGATTTCCGAGGTTGTTGAGTTTGAGATGGGCGTCCCTGCTGCTCTGAAGCCGCCGCGCGATGCGACGCTTAATTACATCGCCGAAAAGAAACTCTGGGGCGCCGTGGCAGATGCCTGCGGAATCCAGGAGGGCGCCGTCCGTCTGTGGCGGCAGGTACCGGCCAAACGCGTGCTCCATGTCGAGCGCGCGCTCGGACGACCGCGCCATCTCATTCGACCCGACCTCTACGGCAAGCTGCCACCCAGGAAGAGAGTCAATCATGGCGAAGAAAGCAAACGACAACCCGAATGAGCCCGATGCCGATGATGTGCGCGGCGCCGTCATCAACATCGAGCAAAGATACACCGAGCTTGCGAGCGAGCGCGGCAGCTACATGCTCAAGTGCCGCAGGATCAGGGAGGCGATGGCCGGCGATTATGAACACGCCGTCAATCGCGGGATTAGCAAGAAGCTCCTTAAGACCATCATCAAGGAACGTGAGCTGGAGCGCCGGATCGAGAACCTCGCGGTTGATCTGGAGCCGGATGAGCGGAGCGAATTGGAGATGCTCGTGGAAAAATTGGGAGATTTTGGCAGCTTGCCATTGGGGCAGGCGGCAATCTCCCGCGCCGAGGGCGGTACCGATGCGCTGAAGCGAATGGGGGCTTGAAGTTGACCAGCGCGCCGCGCCTCATCGCTACTCTCTGCCCCGCGCCACCTCGCAACGCGACGCTCCGCAGCGCGCCGCAACGCTCCGCAACGCAAGTTCAACGCCCTGACATCTAATTCCCTCTCACCGCGCACTGCGGCGCTCCGCGCCGCGACGCAGCGCAACGCAGCGCGACGTAAATTTCACCGAACAATAGGAGGCCATCGCCAGAAAAATCTGACTCCCTCTTTTTAAGGCCGCTTCGCACCGCCAATCAATGGCATCCGCGAATAAACCCTTAGCAGAAAGAAAAATCTCGATGAGAAACTGTAAAATCAGCATGCAATCAATCACGCCCTATTCACAGAGCCGGCAGCACGAAACGCCAAAACTCAATGGCGAGACGAACGATGGCCATGAGCTGCGGACATGGCGGGAGAAGTGCAACTACAACAAAGAGGGCTTCCTCTACATCCCGGCCATGGCCCTGAAGCAATGCATGGACTCGGCATCCAAGAAGAGCGGCCTGCAAATACCGGGCAAAGGCAAATCGACCTACGCGAAGTATTTCCTGGCCGACGTGATCTGCGATGCCGACGTGGTGCTGCAGACCAAAAAGGATCAGGTCGACTCTGTGCGGATCAGCGCCAATGTCGATGGCGTGCGCGGGAGTGGCAAGCGCGTCTGGCGAACCTTCCCGGTGGTACCGAGCTGGTCGGCGGTCGCGCACTTTACGATCCTCGATGATACCGTCAGCAAGGATATCTTTGAGACCGTATTCAAGCTCGGCGGCGCCAGCATCGGCATCGGCCGGTTCCGGCCCGAGAAGGGCGGTCTCAATGGTCGATTCCGGCCGACCAAGTTTGAATGGAGCTGATAATGAGCTTCATCCAACGCTCGGACATCGCCGATCTCAGCCGCAGGATCGTCGCCGCATTGGTCGGTACCAATGATGAAGTCTCCGACACCGCGCTTTCGCAGGTCGTCGGAGAAACCATTGCGCCCAACTCCTACGCGCTGAAGGCCGCATTCCGCGACCTGCAGCGCGCCGACCCGCCCATCCATTTCCGGCGCATCAGGCGGGTCGGTTGGAAACGGATGCATGACCCCGATTTGGTCGTACATTCGGAGGCCGACCTGAAGAAGATTGCACGCGGTGCGCGCCGTGGTCGCAAACGGTTGGGTGATGTTCGGTTCTCCGCGCTCAACAACCAAGATCAGCTCCACGCGGCGCGCAACAACACGCGGTTTGCCGCGATCGAGGATGCGGCGACAACGGTCAAGAGCCGGATGCCGTCCAGACTTCCTGATCTCTCCGACGTCATCGCAAGGATCAAGGGTGAACAGGTCACGTAAATCCGGCGCCCCGCCGCGCCCCGCAGCACGTCGCTACGCGTCGCGCCACCCCGCAACGCACTGCTTCTCGACGCATCGCATCGCGCCACTGCGCACCACTGCGCATCTCAACGCAACGTCCACCGAGATCACCGCCGCAGCGCTGCGCTTCGCCCTGCTTCTCACCACCTCGCGACACAGCTCTCCGCAACGCGTCGCAATGCACCGCAACGTCTGCCACAAATTGCCGCCGCATCGCCTCGCATCGCTCTGCCTCACCTCGCCTCGCCACGCTCTGCCCCGCAATGCAACGTTTTGCCCCGGATCGCTTTCCCTTCGCCGCGCCACGCGCCGCCTCTCCACGCCCCGCCCCGCATCGCCCCGCGTGGCAGCTCGCCGCAGCTCATCGCATCGGTTTTGAAAATGACAGTCGTTTTGGCATTGGATTTGGCATCAATCAGCGGCTGGGCTCTCGGCGAGCCCGGCGGCACGCCGACGCACGGCTACATCCGATTCGCCGCGCCCGGCTCTTCGCACGAGGCGATCTTTGCCGCCGCGTGCAGGTGGATGATCGACATGATGGAAAGACGGCCAACGGTTGTTGTCTTTGAGTCGCCGCTCGCGACATCGTTCAAGCGCGGCAAGACCAACGCGAGCACCACCGGATTGCTCTGGGGACTCCCTGCCGTGATCGGTGCCGTCGCCTACATGTCCGGGTGTTACAACATCAGGAAGGCCGACACGCGCGATGTCCGCATCCATTTCATCGGAAGCAACCCGCCGCGCGCCAAGGCGAAGGCCATGACGGTGCTGAACTGTCAGCGCCTCGGCTGGAACGTCACCGACGACAATGAGGCCGACGCGCTCGCGATCTGGCATTTCATGTGCACCATCATCGCGCGGAGCAAATCATGATCGATTGCCCGTATTGCGCCGGCAGCGGCAAGGTGAAGTCACGGCCCATTCCGGTGGCGCTCACGCCATTGCAACGGCGCATCTATGAGCTGCTCGCCGCCGTTCCGATCGGTGTCTCAATTGATGCTGTTGTTAACCGTGTCTATGTCGATGGCGCACCGCCCAATGCGAGAAACTCGGTATGGGTAACGATCATCAACGCCAACAAACGGCTAGAGCCGTTCCAGCAAAGAATAATCGCAAAACGCGGCTGGTGCAGTCTGAAGACGATCTGATGGCGAGCTGGGGGGCCGGCAGGTGCTTTTCTATCAACATAACATCGCGGACTGGATGGACGGGACGGAAAGTCTCGATGCCGAGCCGTACCGCACCTATCACGTCATCTGTCAACTCATCTATCAGAACGAAGAGCCGATCTGCAACAATGAACACGGAATCGCAGGACGTTGTAAGCAATCTCTCAAGACGTATCGAACCGCGCTCGCCATGTTGATCAAGCTTGGAAAGTTGACGCTTCAGGACGGCCGCATCGCCAATGTTCGCGCCGAAAAAGAGCTGAAGAAAGTCGATGTGCGTCGCATCAATAGCGCGCGCGGCGGCAAGAACAGTGCAGGCGTGCCCAAGATGCGCGGTAAGCCATTGAAAGGTAACGGGCAGGCAACAGTGACACTGTCCGCTGTGAACAGTCTAAAAGACAATACAAGACAAGAAGATACAATAAAGGATTCAGACGCTCACGCGTCTGACGATGGCTGGCCGGCCGATTATGGCGATGTCTTCTGGAAACTATACCCGAACAAGGTCGGCAAGCCGAAGGCGCTCATCAAGCTCGCCGCCTGTCGCAAGCGCGGCATCACTTGGTCTGAAGTTATCGAAGGACTGCGCCGCTATGTTCGCGACAAACCGCCGGACAGGCCATGGCTCAATCCCGAAACATTCATCAATCAGGAGCGATGGGGGGATCAACCCGCGCTTCCGTTGGGCCGTAACCCGACGAGCATCCTATGACGGCAGATCAGGCCATCGATCTCCTCGCGCGTGTTGGTGCTGATCCGCACGGATTTAGCGGCACCAAATTCTTTCGCTGTCCGATGTGCTCACATCTGCGGCGAAAAAAAACAAACCGCTGCCTGTCGATCCGATCCGAAGCCTCCGAATTTTTCTTCCGTTGTTTTCACTGCGACTTCAAAGGGAGCTATCGCTATGACGCTGTCCGTCGCAACGATCGAGTTTTTCGAGCGCCGAGGCATCTCGCCGGATTTGATCAGTCGATTCGAGATATATACGGGCGCCCGCGACGCTAACGGAACCGTGGTCGCGAACGCGCGCGGCCGGGTGATCGTGTTTCCGTTTGTCGAGCATGGCAATATCGTGAACGAAAAATATCGCGGCCCACAGAAATCGTTCTGGCATCGCAAGGGCGGCAAGCGAACATTCTGGAATGTTGATGCTCTCGACGATCCGGCGCTCGAAACCGGACTTCAGCCCTTGGTGATCACCGAGGGCATTGAGGATGCGCTCTCGGCGATCGAATGCGGATATCCATTGACTGTGTCGGTCCCTGACGGGGCGCCGCCGGAAAGCGCGGAGCCATTGCCAGTGCTAAACCCGGAAGCCGAGAAGAGCGGCAAGTTTGAGTTCATGTGGCACAACCGCGATCGACTCCGGCGCGTGCGACGCTTCATCATTGCAACCGATAGCGACGGTCCGGGACAACGGCTCGCGGCCGAGATGGTGCGCCGGCTTGCCGCCGGCCGATGCCAGTTTGTGACTTATCCGGACGGCTGCAAGGATTTGAATGATGTCCTCGTACAATACGGACGCGATGCCGTCATCGCCGTGCTCCGCGATGCCAAGCCCTACCCCGTGCGGGGGCTGTACCGGCTCTCGGAATATCCCTCGCTTGCGCCAATCGAGCCGGTGTCGGTTGGTTGGTCACTCTTTGACGGCGAATGCGATGGCAACGGTTGGATGAAGTTGTTTGCGGGTGAGTTTGTGGTCGTCACCGGCGTTCCGAGTCACGGCAAATCCACCTGGACGCTCAATCTGCTTTACAACCTCGCGCGAGATCATGGCTGGCGATCGGCGATCTTTTCGCCGGAGATGCCGACCGTACCGTTCCTGCGTGACAAGCTGCGCCGGATCATCGGGGTGGTCGAAGATGAGCCCGACGAATTTATCGAGAGGCATTTCGTCTTCATCGATCATGATCCGACCGACAATGACGACGACGATGTGACGCTCGAATGGATCATCGACAAGGCACGCGACGCGGTGCTGCGCGACGGCATCAGGGTGCTCGTCATCGATCCCTGGAACGAGGTCGAGCACGCGCGCCAGCGCGATGAGAGCATGGCCGAATATATCGGCCGCGCCATCCGCATGCTTAAGCGTTTTGCCCGGCAATATGAGGTCGTGGTGATTGTGCTCGCGCACCCGACGAAGGATGTATTCGATCGGGGCAACCTGCGAAAGCCGACGCTCTATGACATCGATGGATCGGCGCACTGGTTTAACAAGCCAGACCACGGCATCGTCATCTGGCGTGATCCGGTCGCGAGCGAGGCCATCATTTCGATTTCGAAAGTGAGGTTTGAGCAGACAGGTTATCGCGGCGATATCAGGATGCGCTTCAGCGCGATGTCACAACGATTCATGTCGCTTGATCCGGGGCCGTAACCAACATGCTGAAGCCGCAAAACATCGTCCAGGCCGCCGAGGCCGATCTTGCGCGCCGCAATCACAACGCGCGCGAGGCCGAGCTTGCCGATCCGAGCTATGAGCCATACGCATTTCACCGATTGCATGTCCGAAGGGCAGGCGACGCGCGCGAGCTGCTCATCCTTGCGCTCATGGACTCCGGGATGGCCGCGAAGACCGCGAAGAGCAATACGAGGCTGATCTATGGCGACGCCGGATTGCTTCTTTCCGCCATACGCGAGTCGGCGCCATGAAACCGGCCGAATTGCGCATATCGCGCGAACTTGCATTGCGCCTTGGTGCCATCGATCCGGAAACGATGGCGCACTATCGCGAGATGCGCGATGCGGGCCAGATGCTCTTGCGCGAGCCGGAAACGGGGAGGCCGATGTTCTGGCCAAAGGTCCTCCCGACATCGTCGTCTTAGGCCGCCATCAACCGGGCTTTGGCCTCCGAGACGCCAACGGCTCTCAGAACGAATAGGATGGCCGCCGATGCGTCAAAATTTGACCCGTCGGATAGCGCGTGGATGCCGTAAATCGCGCCCAGCGCCGCGCTGGCGGCCTGCAGACGTGCCTTTGGCGCGAGAGGCGCCGCCGCGTTGATCATGGCGCCCATTTCCTTGCGCATTGGCGCGAAGTGTCCGGGCGAGGCAAACCGGAATTGCGCCAAGTTGGCAGAGCCAAGACGGCCATAGAATACCACGATAGCGGCGGTTAGCCTTTCGAGCGGGTCGCCATCTTCGGCCACGGCGCGAACGGCCGCGAGGTCGCCGGCCAAAAGATCGGCGACAACCGCCGCGCGCAGCTCGGCCATGTCCGGGAAATATTGGTAGAGCAATCCCTTCGATACATCGGCCCGCGCGGCAATCGTATTGACGGAGAGCGCCTCAATGCCGTCGCGCGAGATGACATCGATCGACGACGCAATGAAGAGCGCGCGCCGGGCAGAGAGCCCCGCGACGACCTTGGCAGTTTTGCGATAGACCATGATCAATCCCCCAGGTTCCGATACGGATAGCCGCACCGATCATAATATTGCTGCGCGAGGTCGCGTTCATCTGACCCGCGCGAGCCGGGCAGGGCGCACAGGTCGCGGATGAAAGACGAGAGCACCTCGCGCGGCGAGATGCCGTCATCCTCGCATTTGGCCAAAAATTCGGGCGGAAGCTGAATATTCATTGCAATGTCTCCACGCGCGACGGCGCAATATTGCGTTCGATCATCAAGAGCAGCAATTTCGCAACCGGCCCCGGGATGGAGCCGGAGGCGGCATAACGTTGCGAGGTCGCCTTTGAGATGCCGAGGACCAACGGCGCCGATCCCGCGATATTGAGGCCTAGCAATTTAAGCGCGGCCCGGTATTGTTGATTCGTCATTGCGATGGCCTCTTGCGTGGTAAAACCCTTTCCCGCGTGAGCGGGCGCGTGGTGATAGGCCGGGAGGTCGCCAAACTTCCCGGCCGCCTTGTTTTCAGTCATTCGATAGCCAATGCTGAACCCGACAACCCGGATTCATGTTGCGCATTGCGGCGATCACGAGCGGCAACGGCGCGGCCGTTGCGAACGCGGTCGGAACAGTGGCGGTATTAAACGCGTCGATAATTTCCGTGACGTGCGGGCCCTGATAGGTGGCAAGCCAACAATCCCGGCCCAGGTGTATCAAAATACGGTTCATGGTCCCTCTCTATCTCGCGCGATGGGCCATCCATCGCGCCGGCAATGTCGCCGTTCATGTCCCGCGCGAGTCGGGACATGCGCCGCGACATGTCATCGAATCTTTTCGATCTTGCGGATTGAAGTATAGCGCTTTGCGGCCGGGTCGCCTCCGCGCGAACGGCGATTGTGCAATTCCAAATGACAGGGTCGCCAGCCGGTTGACTTACCGACAATGAAGCGGCGCGCGGCTGATTGCCCTTCCTCATCGGAGTAGCAATCGATAACCTCAACGCGCCAGCCTTCAAGCCCCGTCAACATCGGGCATAGGCCGCTATTATCCCGCAATTTGTCCTTTATCGTCGCGGGAAGATACATCCATGTTTCCCATGTCATGCCGTCAAGCGTTTCCGGCGGAACAACCGGTGCAACCGGTGGATTGTGCCAAGCCATTGTGAACCCTCTCAATCGAGGCCCCGCCATGGGGCCTTCTGACGCCTTAAGGCGGGTAAGGGTTGCCCCTGCCCGCCATAAAGCCCGAATGATGCCCGATCCTATCGGATCACGCCAAAGAGCCTGCAAACCCGCGCGCGGGACGCTCCGGAAAGCGTCTTTGGGAAGTGCAAAGAGCGCGACTCGGTAATGCCCGTCTGCAGGTTCTCGCGCGTGCAATCGTTCCACTTGTCGAAAGTGAGCGACGACGCGTCGCGCGCCCTGCAATCTGCCTCGCAGAACCCGCCCCATTCGGGCCGGCTGTATTCGAGGCCAAGGCGCATTGCATCGCGCAAGCTGGCGTTCTCGATAACGAAACCGCGCTCGTCTGCCTCGCAAACTTCGTCGCCTTCGTCATGCGGAAAATATCGTTCGAACGTGACGGAAAAGCCTTTCATCGCCGTATCCCTTTCGTGTTGCTGATGGCCATCATCAGGCACCGCCCTACGGTGCGACCGGGGCTTGCCCCGGTTTCGGCCTCTCAATCCTCCCGAACAAGCGAAGGGGTATCGGTCGCGAATTGAAGGAAATAATCGCCCCAATCAACATCGCACAGCTTGCCATCTCCGAACACCCGCACGACAACGCCACGGCGACGGGCGCAATCGGCGCGACCGGCTTCTGTCGTGCTGGTAAAGTCGCAAAAGGACTCGGTGTATCGAACGCGATTACCGAGACTTAGGCCCGACTCGGGCTTGGCAGTGACGGCATCAACGAACGCCTTGCGGGCTTCCGGGAGGCCGATAGCGAGCGGGTCGCCTTTCGTGCGGTTGCCGTCATAGGCAAGCTTTGCGGCGACCCACGCCTTGAGCACTTTTTGGCCGGCTTCCGGGACGCCTTCGCCGTATGTGTCCAGAAAGGCCTGAGCCTCTTGCCCATCGCAATATTCGGACAGGCCCGTCCAATTGACATGTCCGTTATCGTCAAGGAACATTGCGCCACCGAAACGGGCATATGTTGACGCCTTGGGCTTGTTCCAGACATGGCCGCGCTTTGGGTTGGTCGTCTGACTCACAAACCGGAAGCCGCGCTTGGGCGAGTATTCGAGCCAATATCGAATCTTGCACCGCAAGGTGTATCCATAGGGATAATCGTCAATGAGGTAGGCCGACTCTGGCGAGATATGCCCTTTCAGGATTTGCATGTTCTGGTCCCTTTCCGCGAGGCACGCCATGTGCCTCTACTGCCTTAAGGCGCGTAGGGTTTCCCCGCGCGCCGTAAAGCCCCGATGTGAGTCGTCCTATGCGGCCTTGCACCATGCCACGTTTTCGAGCGCGCCGCGCTTGGCGACCATAAGCGCCGCATAGGTCTTGTCCGCGCGCTCCTGATCGGCTCCCGTCCAGTCTCCCGGAGCTGTTGCCATGGCGCGATTGGCCGCAGCAACGGCCTTCAAAATGGCCGCGCCGGTTTGGTGAAACGTGCCACTGGCGCAATTGGGCTTGCCGACAGGGACCGCCGCGCGCCGCAATTCGCCCTTCTGCTTTTCGCGGATTGCCGCGAGTACGGCATTTCCATATCCACGGCGCGTCATGAGCGAAAACTCGGCAAACCCGGTCTTGTCCGCAAGCTTGCGGAAATTGAGGACGTCTTTGCCAAGTGTCACGGGATATTCCGGGCCGAATGCTTCCGGCGCTTCTTTTGGTTCATGTGTCATGTGTCGGTCCCTTTCTGCAAAGCCCGCCATAGGCTTCTAACGGCTCAAACCGGGTAACCTTTCGGTGCCCGGTAAAAGCCGCATATTGGCGCGGTCAGATGTGAACGAACACGCAATCGGGATGGACGGAGCGCAGTTCTTGGGCGTGGCGCTGCACGTCACTGATATCGACGCTTTCGCCGTGCACTTCGTATGTTGCCACGTGCAGACGCTGCAAATCGTGGTCCGGCAATTGAAACCAGCGCAACGGCCCGGTGGGCGCGACTCGGTCCCACACCGAGTCATTTCTGTAAACTTGGATAAAGCTTTTCATGTTCCCGTTCTCCCTGTTAGGCAATGCGCGGCATGTCGCCATATTTGCGGTCCGGCCCGCCCTTGATCGTGCGGGACACGTTGCCGTACCGGTCCAGCTCCTGAACGTCGCAACCCATGGCGAGAACGTTCAAGAGAACCCATCGGGGCAAGGTCTTGGTGTTCGCAATGTTGGCAATGCCCTTCGCGGCCTCGTTTGCGGGATAGGCCTTGTCCTCTCCGAACACGCTCCGGATTTGGATTTGGATAATCATGTTGCCCTCTCATCCGGCCCGCCATGGGCCTCCACGCCCTTAAGCCGGGTAACCTTTCGGTGCCCGGCCCAAGTGCGATGTTGATGGTCTATGCGGCCTTGATCTGGGCCATACGTTCGGCGAGAACCCACAGGGCCTTATTCAATTTGACATCCTGATCAATCCCGTTGACGGCGCGGGTCGTAACCCGGCGCGGGCGGTTTCCCGGGATGCGATTAATGCCCGTCAACCCGCCGCGAATGACGTTTTCCTGCACGACGTTAAACGTGGTCCAAAGGTCGTTTGCGGTATCGTCATGGCGACGGGGCGAGAGCAACTGCCGTGGCGTAATCGGAGTCGCCACGTCCCCCGCCGCATCGCCGAAACGAAGCACATGTGCGGCCTCTGCGAAAATTTCGCGTTCCTCCCGGGCAAGCTGTTTCTGTGCCCAATCCTGTGGCGCGGCCAAGGTCTTTTGGGCCTCGCCGAGAACGCGGTATGTCCCCTCGATAACCTTGTGCGTCACCTCGCCGCTGTGCCGCACCTTGACGCTGTCCAAGGTGCTGGTCTGGGAAACGAGCGAATTCATGCAGGCAATGCGAAAGAGCCCGGCCATAAGATCGTATGCGGAGGTTCCGTCATTTGCATTCTTGAGGAGCATTTCGCAGACGGTATCACCAACGCGGTAGGATTCGACGTTATCGAGGCGACGAAGGCGAATCAGATGCTTCGTGAAATCGCCGCGCCCTTCGGCCCTTGCAACGCTCTGCTTAACACCAACCGGATGAAAGCCCTCTTTTGCGAGCGCGCGGAGGACCTCTATCGTCGGGATGGCGCGGAAGCGCTCCGACCGGGATTCGTGCGGCACCATGGCGAAGATTGACGGCGCCTCACGGCGCATTTCGTCTTCGGTCAATGCCCGGGCAACATCGAAGCGAGCGGACTTGGCGTAAACGGTGCCGTTGCGGAAGTGAGCGTTCATTTGTGTTTCCCTTTCGATTGCGGGGCCATCCCGCACGCCCTTAAGCCCGGTAGCGGTTTCCCGCGCCGGGCGTAATGGCATGTCGAGAGGGCTATCCGACAGGGCGGGATTGATCGCCCGACATTTCGCACGAGACAATGCGGAACACGGCAATGCCCTTGTGGTTCAATTCGGCGACCTTGGCCCGGGTTAGCTTTTCCGCCATGCGAGCGCGTTCCATGGCGCGGCGGCATGCAATCTCGGTATCCATGGCGAAAAGCCGCGTGTGAAAATCGCAACCGTTGGCGATACGTCGCACGGTTACCTCAAAGGCAATCGGCCTTGTTCGCCGCGCTGGCATCAGGCTTGCGCCGTTGCGGTAAGCTTCGACGGTGGCGAAGTGCAATCGGTTGGTCATGTCTTGTCCCTTTCGGCGAGGCCATCTCGCCTTCAATACTGGTACATCAATTTGAGGCAGAAGAAAAGAGAAATCGTCAACACGAGATGGGATTTTGTGCTGAAAGATTAATCAAAGCTTGCCCCCGATATCGTCGGAAAGGCCATGTCATGGCCGAAAGAGGCCTGAAACATCGTTCAACTCTTGAGAATGACAGAGGGGGCTGATATCCAGGAGGACATGCCAGCGCTCGACAATCCCCGCCACGAACGCTTTGCCCGGGCATTCATGAAATGCGGCCGCGCAAGCGAGGCCTTCCGTAAGGCAGGGTACAAGAGCGACAAGCCGCGATGCGTCTGGACCGCGTCGTCAAGGCTGTTGAGGCATGTTCGCGTCAAAGCCCGGATCGGGGAGCTAAAGCGGCAAATGGCCAGTAGAAACCGCATTACGGTGGATAGTCTGCTGGACGATCTGCAGGCTGACAGGGCGCTCGCAAGGGAGCTTGGACAGACTGCAGCGGCCATTCAGGCCACGCAGCTATCGGCCAAGCTGGTAGGCCTTTTGGTCGACCGGAAGGAAACGGGCAACCCGGGAGACTTCGCAAGCCTGCAGACGCGCGACGAGGTTCTGCAGGTGCTCATGACGGAGCTAGGCGAGGATGCCGCGCGGCTGCTCTCTGCGGCACTGTCGGGCGCTCTGCCCGGGCCAATCATCGACGCGACGCGCAACCCGGACGACACGCTTAACTGACGCTACCAGGGCGCGATTGCAGTGCACAATAGCTGATCTGTCCCGGTATCTTGAGAAAGCGGAACAGCGCGCCGCTTCCGCCTGTGACATCAATGGCTTAGGCGCCGCGCCGCCGCACTGGAAGGGGAGCCGTCCCCCGGGGTAGGGGCCGCTAATGGCCGGCGCGCGGACATAATTGGGAATCCCCCACTCCCCCCTCTCTTTCCCATTTTCTATAATTTTCATTTCGGATGGGACCCGTTTCCAGTTTTGGGTCCCATCATCTTACCCGCTTCTTCCGCCTTTTCCTTTTTTTGGCCTTGCGCAGCCGCCTGCAGCAATCGGCACATTTGAGCCCGTCCTTTGTCCAGGTACCAGCCGGTGTCATGGGCTTGCCACAGGAGGGGCAGTTTGGGTTAAGCCAGGGCATTTTCTTCCCCATATTTTTCATAATTTTCCACGGGCGCATCTACCCTTCGGGTCCCATCCGCGCCTATGCTTCCTCTTGCGGTACCCTCCGCATCCAGCCCCGGCGCCGCTTCTGCCTCTCATCTTTACGTGCCGGTGAGGGTGAGCCGGCGGTGACGTCGGTTTGCCGCCGGGGCTGTTTCCGCATCTTTCCGCCATTTTCCCTTTTGGGGTCCCATCTGTGGCGGTATATGGTTCCGATTCTGGCACAGAAGGGACCCATCCATGATCTCGATCGAAATGCCCCGCGCCATCGGCGCCGACGTCCGCCGGTTCGGGCGGCGGATCAGGGCGGCGCTCGTTTCCATCATCATCGCCACGGCGGTCACCATTCTTGTCTTCGTCGCGCTCGTCATCGGCTTCGCTTTCCCATGAGAAGCGGCCTGTCCGACAATCCCAGATACTTCATCTGCACCAAGGAGACGCCCTGGCCCAAGGGCGGGCCGGTGCCGGTCATCCATCCCGATGCGATCGAGGGCGAGCAGCATGACGGTTGGCCCTCCGGGGACTATGTCGACATGCGATGCCCGCACTGCCTCCATAGTTGGGAGAAGGAGCTGCCGCAGTGATCAAGATGGCGCAGCCCCCGGTTGATACCAGAAAATAAACACCGTCCCGACTTCCCATTGCGGTAAAAATCGGCTTAAATCCCGCCGTTTTCTTGAGTCTAATATTTGGATGGGGGATCACCCATGCTGCTTTCGGCCATTGCCATCGCCTGCATTTTCTTTTTCTTTTGGCTCCGTGCCATGCTCATCGCGCTGCGCGCGAGCGAGATCATCGACGCGCAGCGCCGCCTCCTGGAGGAGCAGCTTGCCGTCCTTTCCCGCGATCAGGATTTGCGCAACGCCATGATCAGGCGCCGGTGATGCGCATCGCCATTTGTCCTCGCCGCCATGGCGCTCTTCTTCTCGCTCTTCATTTTGGCGCCCTCGATCATGATCCCGACATGACAAACCGCATCAAAATCTTCACCGTCGCGAACGTCCCGGAAGAGCTGCAGCAGGAGTGGCTGCAACATCTCCGAAATTTCGACACGGCCCATCCCAACTGCCATTTTGAGGTCGGCATCGACGGCCCCGACATCCCGATGCGGGAGATGATCGATCGCATCCGGCTTTCTCCCGGGCTTACCTTCGAACAGATTTGGGAGCGGACGAAATGGGAGAGGCCGCAATGACCCCGCGCTTTCTGTTTCGCGCCGGTCTCGTCCTCTTGGCGCTCAACCTGCTCGGCATTGTCTTTGTGCTTTGCCTTGCGCTTTGGGAGCTGCCGCGATGAGGCGCGCGGTGGGGAGCCAATCCATGAGCCTATTTTCCATCCTGCTGGCCCCGATCCACCTCCGGGCTTGGACGTGGCGTTCTATTTCGATCCCGATCCATTGCGTTGGATTTGCCTTCCTGTTGGTCAGCCTCGCGTTTGTTACGCTTGCTTCGTGGATCGATGGGCGGGCGCCGGCCCCCGTTGACGACGATTGAGGTTTGGGCATGAGCGATCTCTGGCTTATCTACTCCAACGAACACCGCGCGTGGTGGGGACCCGGCCGCCATGGCTACACGATAGAGACCGAGCGCGCCGGCAGGTATTCTTTCGCCGAGGCCATGGGCATCTGTCTGCAGGCCAATGTCGTGCCGCGCGATCCGCCGAACGAGGTCATGGTCCTGGCGCCAATGCCGACCATTGGGCTGACCGACGAGGAGATCATGGCGGCCCTCCGCGCCGCCGGTGCCCTGGAGCCGCCGAAATCGTTCCGTGACATGACCGAAGAGGAGATCATGGCCGCCGCGCTCTCCGATCCGGACAACTTGCCGCTCACCGAGGAGGAGCTGCGCCGTTTGAGGCCGAGGAAGCCGCGATGAGCAATGACATGATCGACGCGCTCATGCTCGCCAATCGGGTTTTGCTCGTCTGCGTCATTGCCCTTCTTATCGTTGTCGCCATCAGGAGGTTGTCATGACCCATCTCGATTGGGCGCTCGTCGGGGTCCTTCTCTTCCTCGCGCTCGAATTGCTGACATGACCGAGGTCCAAAAGCTCAAAGCGGAGATTGTGGTCCTGCGCGATCTTCTTGAAACCGCCTATCGAGAGGTCGACAAGGCGCGGGCCGAAAGCGAGAAGGCCGATGACGAGTGCATAGAATTAAAGCATGAAATGCTGCGACTGCGCGCGCTGGGGACGCGCGACGGAGAGGATTTGGTTTGGCATTGGAAGCGCAAATACGAAGCTCTCGCGAATGCCGTCAGCAACTGACGAACTCAGATCGCAAATGGCCAGTTACTTCGGCGGCTCCGGCATCGACGATGGGCCGCCCTATCGTTACCTGACCCATCTTGGCTGGACGGAGCGGGCGGGAATGCTGATCGCCCCGAAGCGGGAGATCGCGCAAAAGGAATGGGATTGCGTCGGCTTCCTTTGCGACGAATGGGACTACGGTTACGATCCGGCCCTTTCCCAGATGCAGACAATGCTGGCCCAGATCACAGCGCCTCACTTCGTTGCCGGGATCGTTCTCGATGATGGCACTGTGACCACGGCGGCACCGATCGTCAAATACATGATCGGCTGGAATCGAGACCGCGTAAGAGATTATTGCCATCAAAAGGCGTGGCACATTAGAATTATTCAGCAGGTAAAGCAGGAGGGTTGAATGGATACTTTCAACAAGTTTGGGGTTTGCGTTACCGGCGGCGGCATCGCGATTTTGATGCCTCCAAAAAACGAGATTTCCAAAGAAGATGCCTTGATGTTTGCAGCATGGCTGGTCGCCCTTGCTGGCGGGGAAATGGAGTTTAGAAAGGCTCTGAACGCCGTTGAGGCAACCTAGTTTCTTTTATCATCACACTCGGATCAGCAGAGAAAGTCATGCAGCACGATAGTCACGTGTGGGCATGGCTAGCGGTGAAGTATTTTTACACCGGGTATTGGCCTTGGCATCACAAAACCGTTGAACCTTCCCGACCCGACGCGTACCAATAAACATTGGATATCGGAACGGGAGATTCGGGATGCAGAACGAGCCACAGAGGATTCAGGCGCTCGCCGACAAGATACGGGCGCTCCTTAACGCCGAGGAACGGCCGATCGCCATAAGCGCGCTCGCCGTCCTGAGCGGCGAAGTTCTCGGCAGCATCAGCATCGCGCCGCCCTATACGCGCGCCGCCTCGCTGCAGCTCTTCTGCCAGCAGGTTTCCGACATCACGGCAGCGGTTGAGGATCGGTCCCGATGATCAAAGCGGTCGCATACATGAGGACGTCGTCCGGCGCCAACGTCGGCGAGGGGAAAGATAGCGAGCCGAGGCAGCGCGCCGCGATCGTTGGCTTCGCCGATGAGGCCGGATACGAGATCGATGAGAGCGATTTCTATTACGACAAGGTCGTTCGCGGCGCGGATGCGATCACGGATCGGCCGGGCTTCGCCGAAATGTTGGCCCGGATCGCGGCCAATGGCGTCCGCGTCATCATTGTTGAGAGCCCCGATCGCTTCGCGCGCGATCTCCTGATCCAGCTAACTGGCCACGATCATCTCAAAAAGCTCGGGATCACGCTGATCCCTGCATCGGCACCGGATTTCTTCACCGAGGAGACACCAACCGCCGTCCTGGTCCGGCAGGTGCTCGGCGCGATTGCGCAGTTTGAGAAGGCAACCCTCGTTGCGAAGCTCCGCGCCGCCAGGGAACGCAAGAAGCAGGGTGGGGCGAAGTGCGAGGGGCGGAAGAGCATCGCAGAGAAGAGGCCGGAGGTGGTTCGGGATGCCATAGCGGTAGCAGATGGCGGGGCGAGCCTTCGGCATGTCTCAGCAGTCCTCGCGACGTTGGGCCATCTGACCCCGAACGGGAAGCCCTATTCACCATCCGCAGTCCGGCGTATGCTTTCATCCGGAGATTAAGCTGTCCAAAAATGGACACCCCTCTGTCGCCAGATTAGACAAGCCACCAGACGAGCGCCGCGATGCCCGCAACAATAAGGGCGATCGGCGATAAGAGCGCGGCGTATATGACCCATCGCACCATCGGCACTTGCACCGGCGTCACGAATGGAAAATTGGTGCCGCCGTAGATTTGATGTTTCATTTGATTCCTCCGTTTCATAAGCTTGGCGACCCAAGCATAGGCGGGAGAAAAAGTGATGGCTACCGTGAAGATGGGCATTCTGACGCGCGCCGGAGAATGGTGGGTGCACTTGCGGCCCTACGGCAAGCGCGACTTCTGGCACCGCGAGCGCAGGGCGGCCGAGCGCGATGCCGCCGCGCGGGTCGACGAAGTCGCCGGCATCAATGCGATTGACCGCGAGATTGATTGGATGCTCGATCGATATGACAATCGGCTGCCGCCGGCATGACGCTGCTGTCCAAAACTGGACACCAAAAAATTCCAAGCACCGCTTGTTTAACAAAATCGCGCATGGCATCACACCGCTGCCCGTGCTGAAGGGATCGGTTACTTCTTCATATCGAAACTGAAGTCCAAAAACCGATTTCGTTGCTTGCCGGGCACCCACGGAGACCATGCTGCAGTTACCGGTTACTTCGCCTTGTAAGCAAGAGGTCATTGGTTCGAGTCCAATCGAGGGGAAACCTTCGTAGCTCAGTTGGTAGAGCGCTTACGTCTCCGGTTTCGTCACTTGCTGGTTTCCGTGGGGTCTGTGCGGGGTTGATGCTGTAGGCTGCCGTTACTTCGGTAAAGTGCCCTCGGGCGCAGCCGTTCAAATCGGCAAGCACGGCATCCGTTTCTTGCTCTACCCCGCTCAGGCCGATCTCTATGGGGCCGATGCTGCAGAAGACAGATACTTCTCCCCGCCAATGGGGAGGTAGCTCAACGGGTAGAGCGCCGGATTTCCAAATCCGGAGATGAGGGTTCGAATCCCTTCTCAAAGCTTCTGTCTCCGACACTTGCTCGGCCCCATAGAGATCACGGCAGGCGACATCGCGGCAGAAACAACGGAGATGCCCGATGGCCCAGATCAACGTCGCCAACAAAAATAACGAAAAGACCCACGAGGGCGCGCCCGCGTTCGGGCATCTGACGCCGATGCAGTCCCTGCGCCGATCGGTCATGTCCTGCCTCCTATGGGAGGACGAGTTCTACGAAGATGGGAAGACGATCGCCGATCGCATTGTCGAGACGGCGAAGGTCTGCCCGTCCGCCGATGTCGCCGCGCTCGCGATAGAGGCGCGCAAGGTCATGCACCTGCGCCATGTCCCGCTTCTTCTCCTGCGCGCCCTGGTGCGCACCGCGCCGCACCTTGTTGCGGAGACGATGCCGCGCGTGATCTCCCGCGCCGATGAGATGGGCGAGTTTCTCTCGCTCTACCTTGCGACCAACGATGGCCGCCGGACCTTCCCGCGCCAGATGCGTCTTGGTCTCGGCCGCGCCATGGCCGGCTTCGACGAATATGCGCTCGCGAAGTACGATCGCGATGGCAAGGTGAAGCTGCGCGACGTCCTGCGCATTGCCCGGCCGAAGCCGTTTGGCCCGGAGCAGTCCGCGCTGTGGAAGCGCGCCGTCACGCGGACGCTCGCGACTCCCGACACGTGGGAGGTCGCGCTCTCTGGCGGCAAGGACAAGAAGGAGACGTTTGAGCGGCTGCTCAAGGGGCGGAAGCTCGGCTATCTCGCGCTGCTGCGCAATCTGCGCAACATGGCAGAGGCCAATGTTGACGTCGACCTGATCCGCGAGGCCATCCTGGCCCGCCGTGGCGGCGCACAGATGGTCTTCCCGTTCCGCTATGTCGCCGCCGCGCGTGTTGCGCCGATGCACGAGCCGCAGCTCGATATCGCATTGCAGGCGGCGATTGCCGAGCTGCCGGTCCTCCCGGGCAAGACGATTGTCCTGATCGACGTCTCCGGCTCCATGGACCATGCGATGTCCAGGAAATCGGACATGAAGCGGATCGATGCGGCGGCGGCGCTCGGGGCGATCGTCCATGGCGACATCCGACTCTTCACGTTCTCTGATCTCCTTCGCGAGATTCCGCCACGTCACGGCATGGCCGGCGTCGATGCGATCGTGCGCTCGCAGCCGCACGGCGGCACCAACCTCGGCGCCGCCATCGCGCAAATTAACGCCAATGTGCCGGCGGATAGGCTCATCGTTGTGACCGATGAGCAGAGCCACGATGCGGTGCCGAACGCCTTCGCGAAAGGCTACATGATCAATGTTGCCAGCAACAAAAACGGTGTCGGGTACGGGAAGTGGACCCACATCGACGGCTTTTCGGAAAATGTGCTGCGCTACATCAACGAGATCGAGCGCAGCGAGGCGGCATGATCCGCTTCATCGGCGATGTGCATGGGAAGTTCGGCAGGTACAAAACGTTGCTTGCCGACTCTCCCTTCCCGACCATCCAGGTCGGCGATATGGGCGTTGGCTTCCGGAAATGGCCGCACGGCGAGTGGAGCGCCAACCCGCCCTATGACCAGATGAAGGCCGGCGGCCACCGCTTCATTCGTGGCAACCACGACAATCCCGAGGTCTGCGCGATGCACTCGCAATGGATACCGGATGGCACCGTCGAGGGCGACATGATGTTCATCGGCGGCGCGCTCTCGATCGACCGCGCCTATCGATACGAGGACTTCTCCTGGTGGCCGGATGAGGAACTGTCGCAGCAGCGCCTCGATGCGCTCGTCCATGAGTTTGCGATCGTAAGGCCCAAGATCATGGTGACTCACGAATGTCCGGAGAGCATCGCGGAGATGATCGTTGGTGACATCACCGATCTACGCGATGGCAAGAAGATGAAGATGGACCCGCGCCATGCTTCACGGACCCGGGTTGCGTTCCAGACGATGTTCGAGGCGCATCAGCCCAAGCTCTGGATATTCGGGCATTGGCATGTGCCGTTCGGCAGTGTCATAAATGGGACACGCTTCATCTGCCTGCCGGAACTCGCCCATATGGACATCGATCCGGAGCATTTGCCTTGACATTTCCCGTGTTAATACGGGAAATACAACCTCCCGCTGCCGAAAGAGAGGTGATTCGATTGCTTTGGCAAGAGCATTTACGAATGGTAGGCGTGGCGTTTTGTAAGGGGCTCGTAATTCTAAGCGTTGATCTTGTGGTGTTTGCGTTAATCCTTTTTATCCTACTGCTGCTCGCCTGAAGGTTCCCGAGGGGCCACCCTCTCGGGGACCATCATGCGAATTGACGAAGCCGAAAGACTGGAATTTACTGCAAATGGCCTGCAGGAAAGGGAAAACCTGATGCAATATAAATATCGTAAGAGATCGGCCTACGAGAGCATAGAGATCAAGCGAGATGCCGATGCATCAAGAAGGCGCCGCGAGGCCGCAGCGGCCCGGCCCGGCTGCAAGACGGTCAGCCCGGTCTGTAATGGGCAGGGCCACGCAGGGACCGGCTTCGTCGAAGGACGTGTCCAAAACGAGACAGCTATCGGTGTAAGATAACGGTAGTCGGCCGGTCTCCAAAACCGTGCAGTGCAGGTTCGAATCCTGCCACCCTTGCCAACGAGGTAGGACCGGCGGCCTGCGCGCCGTGCGAGGTCCGCAGCCGGGGCAGCATACCGGCGCCTCTACATCAACTCGATCAGCTTGCGCGCCCGCCCACGGTGTACCTCGCGCTGCTCCTCGGTATAGAACCGCTCATCGTCCCAGGCGCCGCCATTGTAGGTCTCGGCCATGAACTTGGCGACGCGCTCAACATCGGCGGTCTCGCGCCCCTCCCAAAGCTTACTGAGCGCATCCGCAAGCAGGTTGCAGCGCTCGTTCGCGTCCCGATTGCGGGGCTCGCTCAGGCAGAGGAGCGCAAACTGCATGCCGCCAGGGCCGCTGAGGGTGACCCGATTGGTGTCCGGGTTGGGATGATAGCTCAGTAATGTTTTCGTGCAGTAAAATGCTGGCAGTTTGCTCATGATGCGATCATCTCAAATGTCATTGGTTCGCCACGCGCGATATCGCGAGCCGCGCTCTTGCCAAGGAACATGTCAATCGCCGATGGGCGGGCGCCGTGTCCTGGCCGAATAGAGCGCACGGTCTCTTTCGTAAATACCTCGCCGGCCGCTATGTCGGCAACGGCAAAAAGGCTCCGTCGCAGGGCTCTGTGGACATCTTCCGCAACGTGCTCTGGCGGCGGCTGCATCGCGGCCCAGGTGTCGTAAACACTCTCGGCCATGTTGGGAAATGACGTGTCATCGAGCGAGAATGCCGAGTCCTCGGTTTCCGGATGATGAAACGCGCGGAAATGCTTCTCTATAATGCAGGCACCGAGCGCCGTGGCTGCGATCGGGATCAACGTGCCGCTGCTGTGATCGGAGAGGCCATCGATGAAGCCATACTTCACGCCGAACTTCAATCGCAAAAGGTTGGCCTCGTTGAACGGTGTCGGATAGGCCGAAACGCAGTGGAGCATGGCGTGCTGATTGAACCGGTGCGGCTCCAACGCCCGCGCGGCCTCGTTGATCTCGGCCCCGCTTGCCATGCCGGTGCTTAAAATGACCGGCACGCCGAGGCCGGCGGCATAGGCGATGAGCGGCGTATCGGTGATCTCAAAGGATGCGATCTTGACGGCCGGCGCAGAAAGCTCGCGCATCAGATCGACCGAGGTCTCGTCGAAGACCGAGGCAAACCATGTGATGCCGACCTCTTCGGCCTTCTCCTTGATCTTCGGAAACCAGTCGAACGGCGTTTGCGTCAGGGAATAGAGTTCAAACAGGTTGCGGCCCTTCCACGGCCCCTCCCAAATGAAGAACTCGTCCCTGTCGCAATTCAGGGTAATCGTCTCCGGCGTCACTGCCTGAAATTTAACCGCCTCGGCACCGCAGAGCTTCGCAAGCTCGATCAACTCCAATGCGCGATCGAGACTTCCGCCATGGTTACACGAGATTTCCGCGATGATGTAGGGCGGATGACGGTACCCGATCTCTCGTCCGGCGATGTTCATCAAAGCTGCTCCAGAAGAAGTTCGGCCAGACGCTTGGCCAGATGGTAGATATCGATGCTCTTGAGATCGTCCGGGACAGAGAGCATGGCCACCTTATGACCGAACGTCTTTTCCGCCTCCGGCGACATGATGATGTTGTCCCGAGGGTCGTAAATCACATGGATTTTCGGCATTCATAGCACCTCCTCCGCAGCCTTCTTGAACGCATCCCCGATCATTTTGATCTGCGCGTCGGTCGGGCTCCAGGCGCAGTTTTCGAAATAGAAGAGCCGGTTATCATGCAGGTCCTCGGCCACAGGGCAGGCCCGCGCGTGCTTCTTGAACGGCGCATTGCGATAGAGCGGCGCCTGATATCCTTCGACAATCGGCACGCCGGCCGCGCGCAGGTTCGCGCAGAAGAATCGGCGTCGCTTCTCAATCAGGAACGGGATGGTGTAATACACGTGCGTGCAGCCCCGTTTGACAATCGGCGGGCGGATGCCGGGGATGTCGCCGATCGCCGAGATGATGGCCTCGGCCTGCGCAATGCGCCCGTTGATGATCTCCCGGCCGCGAGAAAGCTGAACCAGAGCAATCGCCGCGCAGACCTCTGGCATGCGCAGGTTCAATCCAAGCTCGCCGCCGATCTCGCCGTGGTTGATGAAGTCTCGCATGGCCATGGCGAGATGCTCATCGTCCGTCGTTATCATCCCGCCTTCGCCGCACTGGATCGGCTTGTGCACATTGAGCGACCAGACGCCGATCGTGCCCATGGTACCGACATGGCGGCCATGGGCCATGGCAAACGGCGACTGCGCATTGTCCTCGATCAGATAGACCGGGTTGCGGCGGCCCAAGCTCCATTCATTTCTGCCGAGATCGCAGGGATGGCCGAACAGGTTGGTGCTAAAAATCGCCCGCGTGCTCTCCGGCATTGGCGGGCAGACGAGGCCGAACGTCTCATCTTCGACATCGACGAAGAATGGCGTCGCCTTCGTAAACATCGGCGCGGCAGCCGTGGCGCTCATGGTCATCGCGGAGACGGCAAATCTGTCGCCGAATCCGAGATCGATGGCAAAGGCGGCGGCCAGGAGGCCCGAGGTTGCGCTATTGCAGGCGATGGCGTGCGCCACATCGAAGGTTTCGCACCAAGCAGATTCGAGCGCGCGTACATATGTGCCGCCATCGAATTTGCCGGCGAGATAGCCGGAGAGCGGGGCATGGCCGCTGGTACACATCGCCAAGGCGGTAAGGTTGCCGACCATATTCCGCTCTTCAAGGCCGATTCCATTGAACGGCAGGATTGGCCCCATCATTTCAGCACACAGAAAGCACGTATTTTGCTGTCTGAGATTTCCCATGCCCTTGCCTGCGCACGCATGACATCCGCCGCCTTCTCGCAGCGATCGACGCTTGTAAATTCCGTCACCGAGATGATGGGGCCGGACACGTACCCGCCCATCCAGGTCATCACGAATAGGACCGCAATCATGGTGCTGCTTCCTTGCGATAGTAGACAAACTGGTCGTCGCCGCCGGGCATCCTACGGAAGCCGCAGCGCTCAAACACTCGGCGCGAGGGATCGTTGTGCGTTCTAATGGTCGCCTTCAGGGTAAACTCCGACATCAGCGCGCAGGCATCGTCCAAAATGGTCGCCGCGAGTCCCTTGCCGCGCCATCGCGGCGCGAGCGTTATGGAGACCTCGTAAACCATGACATCATCCCGCGCCGCGTCGAAGCGGACGACGCCATAATTGCCGTAATCGCTCTCGGCAATGAGGACCCGGTGCTGCGGGTAGCCGTTCTGGACGTTGAACTGCATCCAATGGTCATGGTTTTCGCGCAGGACAGGAAGCGTGCTTCTAAACGCCGCCCGTGTCACCGGATCGTTGCGCCAGGAGAAAAGCTCGTCGGAATCGCGCATGGTGGCAGGACGGAGCTGCATCAGCGGACAATGCTCCGCATGGTCATGAAGGCCTCGGCGGCATGGACGCCGCAGGCAAAACCGCGCGATTCCATGAGTGCGGTGACCGCATCATAGCATCGGGCGTGCGGCCGACGGCGCATCTCGGTATCGTAGCATTGCAGGGCCTCGAATTTCTTTCCGCGCGCCGTCTTTTCACCGGCCATAACATCGATGTCCACGAAGTGGTTCGGCACAAAGCCGCAGCCCCATTCGGTCGAGGACAGAACCTCAAAGGCATAGATCGCCTTGACGGCGCTCCCTGGCAGCGGCCGGAACGCGGTCATCACGGCGCGGTTGACGATCTGGTGATCGAGATTGAGATCGCCGGCATGGTGGGTATAGACGATTGTCGGGATGACCGAGAGGGCATGCAGCTCGATCAGTTTGGTGATGTCCAAGAGTGCGAGCTGGTCCAACCTTTGGTCACTAAAATCGAGAAAGACCGGCGGCTTGGCGCCGAGCAGCTTAGCCGCCTCGTATGCCATGAAATTCCGGTTCGGCCGCGCCTTCATGCCGCGCGCGGTCTCGCCATCGGCGACGAAGAGCAGATGCACGTCATCACCCTCGGCGACATGCCGGGCGATGGTGCCGCCGCAGCCGAGAACCTCGTCATCTGGGTGGGCGGCAACGATAAGGACGCGCTCGGTCATTGCCTCGGTCCCCCCAGGAAATGCCGCGACAGCTTCCCTAGGTAATAGAGGGCGATCAGACCGATACCAAAGGCAAGCCAGCCATAAGGCGCCGTCCAGATGTAGCCGATCGCGAAAGATGCGATGACCAGACCGACGATGATGCCACATCCATCGGCGTCGACCTCGCTCCCTTCGTCTCTCTCATCGCTCACACCCGCTCCTCCACGTAATATCGTCGTACCATGATCTCCTCCACCCTTTCCGGTGCCACGAACGGCAGGCCCAAGGAGAGTCGGATCGTCGCATCCAGGATGTCGAACCCGGCCATTACCGTGAACATGCAGCTTCCGCTCAATCGGGGGTTTAGCTCGATGACGAAGAGATCGCCGGTCTCGCGCTCCCTGATGACCTGGATGTTGATCGGCCCCCGGAAAGCAAACAATTTAACAATTTGTTTTGCAAGGTCGATGATTTCCTCGTCCATGGATACCTGTCCAATAATGGACACCCCCTTGGCCGCGATTCGCATGCGCGGCACCGCGAACAGGAAGCCGCCGCCCATGTCGGTAAGGACATCGACGGTGTATTCCATCCCGTCGATGAACTCCTGAACGAGGTAATTGCCGCTCTCGCGCAGCCGGATCGCGGTCATCGCGTCCCTGGTCCGGAAAATGCCTTTGCCGCCGCGCCCAAACTCCGGCTTCACGATCAGGTCGCCGTCGATGGTCGCGCGGGGCACGGTGATGTCATGCTCGCGCAGGATACGATGCTGGACAATCTTGTTCGTGAAGTCGCTGAGCGCCCCTTGCCTTGAGCAGATGGTCTTGTCCGGGATGCCATAGCTTGGATTTGCGAAAATCCGCAGCTCCTCGTCGAGAAACGGCAGGTAGAGATCATAATCGATCGTCTGAAGATAATTGGAGTAGCGCCAGGACTCTTCGACCGGCGGCGATTGATAGAACACGTTGCATATGCGCGCTCCCGCGCCGTGCTTCTGCCGATCATGCCCGATCACGTAATGCCCGAGCTTCTGCAAATGCCGGATGATGCCCGGCGCCACGGCGCTGCCGGCCGCTGACATCATGATGCGCATAGGATCGCCTTCAGCTCGTCAACCGACATGCGCCGAGCCTTGTCGCTGCTATTTCCCTCGGCCATGCTCTCGTGCAGCTTCTCCCACGCCGGGAGTCCGATGATCTTCATCTTGACCCCCATGGCATCGGCGAGATCGCCGAGACGATAGGCCGGGAGCGTCGGGATGATGGTCTCGCCGCCGAACATGCCATAGGTGGTCTCCGATACCAGGGAGACGGCCTCAGCCATCGTCATGTAGAAGCGCGTGCACTCCGGATCGGTTACCGGAACCATGGCGCCTCCGGCGAGCATCTTGCGCCACGTCGGGACCACCGAGCCGGTGCTATTCCAGACATTCCCATAGCGGACGACCGCAAAGATCGGACCGTTGTTGCCGCGCGTGTTGTTGGCGGCCAGGAAGAGCGACTCAGCAAACGCCTTGCTCGTCCCGTAGGGGCTGACCGGCTGGAACGCCTTGTCGGACGAGAGCGCGACGACCCTGCCGACGCCGGCATCGGTTGCGGCCTCGATCACGTTGGCGGCGCCGTCGATGTTGGTCTTCTTGACCTCAAGCGGGTTGTAGGCGCCGACCTCTATCCGCTTCAGCGCGGCGGCGTGAATGACAACGCCGATGCCCTCCATGGCCCGGCGCAGGCGATCCCGATCGCGGACGTCGCCGATAAAGAAGCGAAGCCGAGGATCATTGCCGAGTTCGCGCGCCATCTCGGCCTGCCTATGCTCGCCTCTGGAAAAGATAACGACTCGGGTGCCGAGGTTGCTCTGCAGCAGAAACTTGGCATATGCCGTACCGAACGCGCCAGAGCCACCCGTGATCAGGACCGAGCCGTAGGTCCCATCGCACTTGATCATGATGCGCGCACCATCGGTCCGACCGATGCACCGGCCAGCCGCTGCTCGATGTCGCCTTTGTCAATGGCGTCGCGCAGGATGGAAAGCGTGTGGTCATAGCTCTTCAAAATCCGCGTCATCTCGGTCCCGCGATGCGCGGAACAGATGTTGTGGCTCGCGGTGATCAGCGTTCCGGAGGCAATCATTTCGCGGCGGAACAGCGCTGCGATCTTGTCGTCATGGAATTGCAGGCGCACGAACGGCGCGCTGCCGCTGATCTTGATGAAGCCGTCGAGCTTGTATTTGTCGGAGATTAGGCACTGAACCTTGAGCGCCAGATCGGACCCTGTGCTCCAGAGCCTCGGGATGACCTGATCGCGCTCCAGTTTCTTGATCGTCGCGATCCCGGCCGCAAGGGAGAGCGTCTCGCCGAACATGGTGCCGGAATAGAAGATATTGTCCGGCGGCTCCATCCTGGCCATGATGTCGCGGCGACCGACGATCGCGGAGAGCGGCATGCCGTTGGCCATCGCCTTGCCAAAGGTGGCCAGATCGGGCGTCACGCCGAAGAGCTTTTGCGCGCCGCCGAGATCGAAGCGGAAGCCGGTGATCACCTCGTCGAAGATCAGCACGGTGCCAGTTTTGTCGCAGGCATCACGGAGCCATTGCAGGTAGGTACCACTCTCCGGCTCGATGATGACCGCCGCGTACTGGCTGATATCAGGGCACGGGATATCGCCAAAGCTAACCCGTGTTGTCAGCTTGCGCACGTCCTCCGGCACACCAAGGTTGCGCTCCACGCTCCAGTCTGCCCAGCCATGGTAGCCGCCGCAGATCAGGATTTTGTCGCGCGCGGTGAACGCCCTCGCCAGCCTAATCGCCGCCGACGTGACGTCCGTTCCCGTTTTCCCAAAGCGGACGGCTTCCGCGCAGGGGATGAGACGGCAGAGTGTTTCCGCAAGCTCCGCTTCAAGCTCGGTCGCGAGGGTGAAAGATATCCCGGAACAAAGCTGCCGTCTGATCGCTGCATCCACATCAGGGTCTCTAGCGCCAAGGATCGTCGGCAGCAGTGCGGACACAAGGTCCACATATTCGTTGCCGTCGATATCCCAAGCGAGACCGCCTTGCCCGTGGCTGAGGAACAGGGGCGAAGGCTGAGGGTACTGCAGATGGCTTTTGCTGAAGGTTTGCGCGGCGAGCGGGATGATTTTGCGGGCTTTTTCGAACTGCGCCTGACTCCGCGTGTAGGTCCTTTCATAGATCGGCTCCTCGGCGAGAGCGTCGAAATAGCGCTCATTCATAGAGTGATGCCGATTGACGTCCCGCATCTCCGGCCAGCGATCGAGGATGCGCAGAATATCGAGCATCGATGGTGGCCCGCGCTCCCATTGCCAGTGCGTGACAATCTCCCGGCAGAAGGTGAGATCGTTCTCGGTGTCGAGCACCCAGCGTTCTTTTTCCATGCCGGGGATCGGATTGATCAAGGTTTCTGCCGAGAAGCGCGAGCGATTGCGCTCGATCCAGGTGCAGACGCCGTCGCGATCGAGCGGGCGGGTTGCCTCGGCGTTGGCAATTCCTAGCGCAAGCGCGGACATGGCTTGAACATCAAGGCCGTCCGGATAGGTGCGTGGCGAGACATTGGTGCAGAATGCCGCGCCGCTGTTCTTCATGAGGCGCACCACGCCACCGATCACTTCCGGGTCGAGAAACGGACAGTCGCCGGTCAGGCGCAGGACGATATCGCCATGGGCCACGTTGGCAGCAATACCGGCGCCGATGAAACGGCCGAGCACATCGGTCTCTGAGCCTCGGAAAATCGGTACACCAAGGCCAGCGCAGCAGATTTCATCGTCAGCCGGCAGCGTTGATGTCGCAACCCAGACCTCATCGACACCGGGCGCAGCCTTTGCCGCGCGGATACACCAAGCAAGCACCGGATGCCCGCCGAGGTCCATGAGCACCTTACCCGGGAGGCGGGTGCTTCCCATCCGAGCCTGAATTACAGCGACAACTCTCATAGACCGGCCTTCTTTCTGACATCGAGCAAAAGGGAGAGCGTTGCGAGGCCGTCCTGGCCGCTCGCGCCATGCGCCCCCTTGCCCTCGGTGCGATCGATGAATGCGCGCATCTCGGCGAAGTAGTCGTCGTCATAACTGCCGCCATATCGCCATGTGCTAACGGCACCTTCGCGGTAAAAACTGGTTATCAATCGACTCGGCAGATCGACCAGAGTGTTGCCGCCATCCCGGCCAACCCAGAACTGACGAACCTCAACCGGTGTGATGAAGTCGAGATGGAATGATGAGCGCACGCCGCTCTCATGCTGCAGGACGAAGTCCGCGCTGGTGTCATAGGCGGTTGTCGCGGCCACAACGGACGCCGGCCCGAACAGATACAGGGCGAGATCAACCTCGTGTGAGCCCGTGTTCAGGATGACGCCATCGCCGAGAATGCCGGGCTTGGTTGTCGTCGTCGCGCATATGAAGTGAGCCCACAGCGTTGTTGATACCGATCTTTTCACTTCCGCGATGCAGGGATGAAAGCGCAGGTTGTTGCCCATCATGATGACGAGCTTCTTCTCCTCGGCCGCCTTGAGCAGGGCAGGAAGCATGCCGATCGAGGTCGAGATCGGCTTTTCAATCAGGGCATGTTTGCCGCGCTCTATGCAGGCGCGCAGCGGCCCCTCGTGATACGGCGACGGCGTCGCGATCACCACGGCATCGCACATGTCATAGATCAGGCGCTCCAAACCGACATCGCGGCGCAGCAACGGGTCATAAACCAGCACATCATGGCTGAGCTTCAGCGCATTCGCCGCGTGGCGCTGCCCGATCGAGCCGTATCCGACGACGCCGATCTTCATGGGACAAGCTCTATCGCGTGCGCAGGCCGGCTCTTCTTCAGCACCGTCACCATGGCATCCCCTGCGATGACGCGGGTCACGACAAAGTAAAGCGGGTTGCCGAGCCATAGCTTGCTGAAGTCGACGTGGTAGGACAGCACCCCGTCGCAGTGCTCATAGCGCCGGGCAAACGGCTTCCCGCTCTCGCCGAAGTCATGGATGATGAGATATCCGCCCGGCTTCAGCACGCGGTCGCCCTCGGCGGCGATCTGGAGCCAGTCTTCGGGGTCGGTCAAATAGAGGCAAAAGCCATAGATGACGAGGTCGAATGCTGCTTTGAGCAGCGGGAGAACTGCCGCTGTGGCATTGATGGTCCGGATGCCATCACAGGACGCCGCCGTGCGAGCCTCAAGGCTCGGCTCTATGCCGGTAACCTCGCAGCCATATTTCTCGCGCAGCCGCCCCAATCGCCAGCCATTGGCGCAGCCGATTTCGAGCACGTTCTTCGGCGTGATCTTGGCATTCTCGATGACTCCGGAGACCAGATCGCGCTCGCCGAGCCGATCGCAGTTCCTGGCAAACCAAGCGTCGCCCTCGGAAGCAAGGAAGATATGCTTCTGCATCATCGCCTCGCCAGAATGTCCATCCAATCGGAAACATCACGATCGTTCTGCGTGATCTGCGCCAGAACCTGCCTTGTTTCGCTCGGGGCGTGGAGGAGCGCGATCTCCATCAGCCGCTTCCACGGGCTATTGTTCGCGACGCGGATTTTGAAGATTTCGTTAACAATGTCCTGGTCCGTCATCGCGTCCTCCCGAAGAGCAGCGCCGACACCGGCCCGCCCTTGCCCATGAAATGATTCAGAAGCTCGCCCTCCTGCTTAAATCCCGAGCCATGGATGATCTTGATCATCGCGAGATTGGTGCGCATGGCGCCGGCCTCCAGCTTCCTGACGCCGCCGGCATGGAGCATGTGCTCGCACGCCGCCTTCCATGCCTCGGAAGCGAGGCCTTTGCCCCAGTATCGCGTCTCGCCGATCATGATGCCCATGTTGGCGACGCCATTTGGCTCGTCGACCGTGGCGCTGACGTTGCCGATATAGTCGTTGTCATTGATGTGCCAGATCGCCCAGATATGCGACCGGCCCTTAAAACTATCGACATAACGCAATTGCGTGGAGAGCGTGTGCTCCCGATGCCGCTGCTCCGAGAATTGCACCACATCGGGATCGCGCAGCCAGGACAGGTTGCGCGGCGATGGCTTGCGCAGCGGCCGGAGGGTAAGCCGCGCGGTCGGGATCGTCGGGGTCATTTGGTCGCCTTCACAAACCGGTCGCACCAGAATGCCGGGTCGATCGCACCCATCACCACCTCGCAGGTGCCGTAATGGCCAGTCCCCGGTATGAAATGCCGGCAGTATGACTTGTCATCGTGGAAGATTGGGCCGCAATGCGAGTGCAGCATGCCCTTCGAATAGGTGACGTCCTCCTTGCTGTCCTTCACGGCTTCCTCATCCGCTCCAGCAGGTGATCGATGAGCTGCAGGACCGCCTCCGACGTTGCCCGATTCCATGAGGCGCCGCCGCCGAAGTCGCCGGCACGCCGCATCGGCTCCATGGTCTCGGCGATGAAGGCTTTGCGCAGCTCGACCAGTTCGTCCCGGTTCATGTGCTCCTCGCGGTTACATACTCATCGAGCGCCGAGCCGATGATGGTAGCGATCGAGATGCGATCGACGCGGGCGATCTGATTGATCGCGGCCCTGGTGCTCGGCCTGAGATTGATGCGGGTGGTCCAGGTAATGCGCGGCTCGCTCATGGCCCGTCGCAGTAGCACGATGCGAGCGCACTGTCAGCAAGAAATGACCGACTGTTCAAAAGCGGATAGGCGGGGCTATATAGGATGCATGTCCGAAGTCAGGCACATCGTCCCGCGCCAGGGTGGCGAACTCAGGCCCTACAAGACGCCTGATGAGCATTGGCGGGAGGTGACCGAAGAAATCTATGGCAGCGCCGAACTGCCGGAGACGACCCAGCACATGCACGATCCGGAATGGGATCGCCGGCTCCTGAGCATCCAGAACGCCAACGATCAGACCAACGCGATCTTCGCGGCATTCGGGATGGTGCCGAGGAGCACTCGGCCGATGCGGGTTGGTTTCTGGTCGGTCATCGCCGTGCTGTTCGTCGCATCCGAAGCGATGTGGTTCGGGTTCCGGGTGCCGCGATGACCCATCAGGCCCTCATCCGCGTTCTCGGCGCCGCGCGGCGGATCAAGGAGATTCAGGACGCCGAACGGCTTGAGGCCAGTTTTTACGAATTTTTCAGAGATGCGTGGCCGCAGTTCGATCCGGCCGACTTCGTCGACAACTGGCACCTGGAGGACATCTGCAATCACATGGAGGCGGTGGCGCGCGGCTACATCCCGCGCCTCCTCCTGAACGAGCCGCCACGGACCGGCAAGACCGCGATCATCTCGATCTGCTTCTGCGCGTGGGTCTGGGCGCAACGGGAGCGCGGGCCATTGATGGGGCCCCAGGTCGCGTTCTTCTATGCCAGCTACGCGGAGGCGCTCTCGCTGGAGCACTCGGTCAAATGCGCGCGGCTCATTCAGTCGCAATGGTACCAGCGCCGCTGGGGCCACAGGTTTAAGCTCCTCCGCGTCACGCAGGGCCAGATCGAGAACGATCGCGGCGGTTATCGCATGTGCTCCTCGGTCGACGCCAAGGCGGCCGGCTTCGGTGCCGACATCCTGATCGCCGACGACCCGCATCTCGTCAAGGAGGCGGAATCGGAGGATGTCCGCGAGGGGACCGTGCGTTGGTGGTCGGAAACCATGCCGAGCCGACTCAACAACCGCAAAACTGGCGCCATGATCGTCGTCATGCAGCGGGTGCACGAAGGCGATCTGGCCGGCGATATCCTTCGCCGCGATGCCCTGGCGCGGAAGGCGGGCAAGCCGGCGAACTATGTCCACTTCTGCGTGCCCATGTCCTACGTGCCGTGTCAGCACGTCAATGCGTGGGTCGGCGATCATATTGAGACATTCATCGGCGATGATATCGAAACCATCGATGAGGGCGATGTTTTCTGGGCCGATGGCAGGAGCGAGGACGGCGATCTGCTATGGCCCGATCGTTTCCCGGCGAGCGAAGTTGTGAAGCTGGAGCAGGAGCTGGGTCCCTACGCCTATGCCGGCCAATACCAGCAGGAGCCGGCCCCGCGCGGCGGCGGCGTCATCCGAAGAGAGTGGTGGCGCACATGGGACGAGAAGACGGCCGAAGAGCACGACACCATATTCGAGGAGGTGAAGGACGAGTTCACCGGCAAGGTGCGGAAGAAGGAGACCTATCCCGGATTCGAATACATCATCGCCGCGTTCGACGGCGCGTTCACCGAGGATGAAGAGAACGATCCATCCGCGCTCTCGATCTGGGGCATCTTCCGGGATCGGAAGGGCAACCCCAAGATTTTTCTGATCTATTGCTGGGCCGAGTGGATGCGGATCAACGATGTTGTGACCCGCGTCGGTGCCGACTGCAAGAAGTTCAAGGTCGACAGGCTGATCATCGAAGACAAGGCGTCGGGTCACTCGGTCGGCCAGGAGCTGGCCCGGCTCTTTGGCATGTTCGACTTCGGCATAGAGCTGATCAACCCGAGGACCGGATTTATTAAGTCACCCGACAAGGTGGCCCGGCTTCTGACCGTGGTTCACCTGTTCGCCGAGGGTCTCGTCTATGCCCCGGACAAGGAATGGGCCGACGACATGATCACCCAGTGCGCCACGGTGCCGCGCGCCGTTCATGACGATCTGGCCGACACCTGTAGCATGGCGCTCATCTATCTGCGGCGTGCCGGCTGGGCCGTCCGGAAGGAGGAGCGGGCGCTCGAAATCGCCGATGAGACCAAATATCGGCCTCGGCGGGGTGCATTGTATCCGGTTTAGGGCCATGATATGACCGATCGTTCAATATTTGGAAGGCCGCATGGCCGCGCCCCTCTCCCTTCGCCTGATTGACCCGTCCGAAACCCAGGACGAGCTTAAGCCTGCGGAGATCAATCTCGACGAAGGAAGCAGCAGCTCCGTCACCATCGATGATGACGGCACGGCTCGGATTGAGCATGCCGATGGCAGCGTTTCCTTCCGCGATGGCGCAGAGGCCGGCGATCCGGATGAGGACGATTTCTATCACAACATCGCCGATCAGGTCGGCGACGAAGAGCTTGGCCGCATCGCCTCCGATCTGCTGACCGGGATTGAGCTGGACCAGCAATCACGCAAGGATTGGATGGAGGCGAGGGCAACCGGCATCCGTCTCTTGGGCCTTAAGCTTGAGGAGCCGCGCGGCGATCTCGGCACATCATCGGCGCCATTGGAGGGCATGTCGACGGTGCGCCATCCGCTTCTCCTGGAGGCGACGATCCACTTTCAGGCCAACGCGCTCGGCGAGCTTTTGCCCGCGTCCGGCCCGGTCAAGGTCCGCAACGATCTGCCGATGCGGCCCGACATGCCGCAGCAGCCGCCTTCGCCGCCAGTTCCTGGCGCCCCGCCGGAGGGGCAGGCGATGGATGATCTCGGCTCGGCGCTCGAAAAGGACATGAACCATTATCTGACGGTGACCGCCACGGAGTTCGTGCCGGATACCGACCGTATGATGTTCTACATCGGCTTCGGCGGCGATGGATTTAAGAAGGTCTACAACTGCCCACTGCGGCGTCGCCCGGTCTCCGAGTCCGTGGATGCCGAGGACATCATCGTCAGCAATTCTGCGACCGACATCAGAAACTGCGGCCGGGTGACCCATCGCATCAAGATGCGGCCGTCCGTGATCAAGCGGATGCAGATCGACGGCTACTATCGCGACGTCAAGCTGGGGCAACCCAATCCTGCGATGCATGTCACCGCGCCCGAGCAGGAGAAGGCCGAGATCGGCGGCTACAAGCCACGACCGCAACAGCCCAAGGATGCCGAGTACGAAGTCTTTGAGGTCTATTGCGAGCTTGATCTCGACAAATTCGCGCCAGAGAAGTTCAAGGGCAAGGAGTTGCCGCTTCCCTTTGTTGTCACCCTTGAAAAGGAGAGCCGACAGGTCCTTTCGATCCGTCGCAACTGGGATGAAGACGACGAGCAGGCGCTCGCGAAGCATTTCTTCGTCCAGTTTCCGTTCATCCGTGGCCTCGGCTTCTATGGCATCGGCCTCCTGCACATCCTCGGCAACATCACGATGGCGCTGACCGCGATCGTGCGCATCATGATCGACAACGGGATGTTTGCGAACTTCCCGGGCTTCCTGTTCGCCAAGGGCGCGGGCCGGCAGAACACCAACCAGTTCCGCATCCCCCCCGGCGGCGGCATGCCGGTCGATGTGCCGCCGAGCATGCGCATCCAGGATGCGTTCATGCCGCTTCCGTACAAGGAAACCGGTGCCGCCTTCATTAACATGTTCACGCACCTGGAGGAGGGCGGCCAACGCCTCGGGCAAACGGCAGAGCTGAACATCGGCGAGGGCAAGCAGGACGTCCCGGTCGGGACGACGATGGCGCTGATCGAGCAGGCCACCAAGATCATGGATTCCGTGCACAAAAGATTGCACGCCGCGCAGGCGCAGGAGTTCGGCCTTCTGAAGGAGCGATTTAAGGAGGACCCGGAGGCGTTCTGGCGCCACAACAAGAAGGGGCATCGCCCGGCACGGCAATGGACCGTCGATCAATTTAAGCAGGCATTGGAGGAGCGCGATCTGGTCCCGGTGGCCGATCCGAACAATCCGACGAGCCTGCACCGGATCGCGAAGGCGACCATTGTTGACACGCTCGTGCAGAAATATCCGCTCGACATCGACAAGCGCGCCGCCCTGAAGCGAATCATGCGGATCGCCGACATCGACTCCGATGGCCTGATGACGCCGCAGACCGGGCAGCCGCCGCCTGACCCGCGCATGGAGGCGATCAAGGCCAAGGCCGCCGCCGAGCAGATGAAGGCGCAGATCGATCAGGCCAAGGTTCAAATTCAGGCGCAGACCGCGCAGATGAATTTCCAGGACAAGGAAAAGGAGCGCCAGTTCAAGCATGCGATGCAGCAATACGAGCTGCAGCTTGAGCAGATGCGGGTGCAGGCCGAGATGATCATCCACGCGCACGATCTGAAGCGCGACGATACGCAGGCGCAGCACGAGATGGGCATGAAGCAGGCCGAAACCGCGCATGGCATCATGTCCGATCAGGCAAGCAATCAAATGGGCATTCAGCATGATGCACAGAAGCATCAGCTCGAAATCGTCGCCAGCGCCCATAAGAACCAGCAGGAGATCGCCGCGCAGCGTCAGAAGCACGAGCAGACCCTGCAGGCGCAAAGAGAACAGCATGCCCAGCAGATCGAGCTGGAGCGCGAGAAGCATCAGGCCGCGCTGGAAAACCAGAAGCAGATCGCGGAGGCGAAGGCCAAGGCGATCGGCCCGGCCGAAGAGAAGCGCGTGGGTATGGAAGCCGAAAAGCATAAGCAACAGATGCAGCTCGACGCCGAGACGCATAAGCGCGAAGGCGAGACGCACAAGGCCGAGCTGCAGAACAGCAAGGTTCTGACACAGGCGAAGGCCAAGGCGATGAACAAGCCGAAGCCGGCAGGAGACAAGTGATGCCACATCCGAATGAAAACGATGCACGCCGCTCCCATGGTGACCGGCTCAACGCCATGACCGGCGAACGTGGCGAATATCCGGTCGATCGCGCCTCGCGCATTGCCGGCATTAAGGTGAGCGCCAGCGCGACGGGCGATTCCGGACACGCTCCGGAAGAGGTCTTCACGGCCGCGCCCGCGCGGCAAATAAGCAACTACGGCACCGTTAAGGGAGATGATTGAGATGGCCCATCCCTATCACGCGCACCGCGAGCACCAGGTATCGCACCGCCGCGTCCACCCGATCCTGAAGGACGAGCCGAGTGGCGCCAAGCAGCACAATGGCAGCCGCGCGTTCAGCAAGGTCACAAGCAAGAGCGCGGCCGAGAACCACGATGACGCCATCGGCGGCAAGAGTGCATCGAACCGATATGCGCGCGGCGGCAAGGTCGGCCACAAGGGCCACAGCACCAACATCGCGATCGTCATGCCCCATCGCCCGGCGACTCCTCCCAACCTCCCCGCCGGGCCAACTGCCGGGCCGCCGATGGGTGCTCCCCCCATGGGCGGCCCGGGCCTTCCTCCCGGCGGCCCGCCGCCCGGTGGTCCTCCTGGCATGCCGCCGGGCATGCCGATGCACGCCAAGGGCGGCCGCGTGATCGATGGCGAGAGCACCAAGGCCAACATCGGCAAATGGGCAGGCCGCGCGAGCAAGAACAGCTACTTCCGTGGCGGCGCCGCAAGCGGTGTTGGCCGCGAGGAGAAGGCCGAGCATATGAAGAGGCGCAAGTGATCCGAAGCCACCACGCCCGCGTCTTCCATGAGCTGATGATCGAGCATCGCAAACAGATGGTCGACGCCATCATCAACGGCGGCATCGATTATCCGATGTATCGCCAGATCGTCGGCTCGATTCAGGGCATCGATGATGCCCTGCGAATATCGGAGCAGGCCGACATCAACATTAGCGGCGGCCAGAACGCCGCCTGACGGAGAACCAATGTCACTGATCCAGCATGCCAAGAAGACCGTCCCGATCAGCGAGGCCGGCAGCACCAAAGAGGCGATTGCCAAGAACCTCGGCGATCTCAGCGGCGTGGAGGTCTTTTATAACCAGATTTTGGTCGCCACGCGCCCACGCCCACGCATCGGCACGCTTGGCGGCAAGCAGTGGTACCAGCCCGACGAAAAGATTCAGGAAGACGAATATCAGTCCAAGGTCGGTCTCGTCATGAAGATGGGGCCAACCGCGTTCGAAGACGACGCGGAGACCGAATATGACGGCCAGCGCGTCAATGTCGGCGATTGGGTCGTCTATGCGGTGAAGGATGGATCGCAGCTTCTCATTAACGAGGTCCATTGCCGCCTCTTGGGTCCGCAGCATATCCGCCTGCGCCTGAAGGACCCGGACGCAGTGAGCTTCTAAGGAAAACGCCTATGCCAAGGATCAAACCGCCACGCAATGCCGGCCCGGTGCCGGAGCGCCCCGATCGCGAAGACCCGACCGAGCCGATTGAGATTTTGCTCAACGATGATGAGCCCGGCGATGTCGATGTTAACCTCGCCGCGCCGCCCGTGGAGGCCGAGCCCGAACCTGCGCCGGTCGCGCGCAAGGCCGCGCCGGAGCCGGCCGATGATGACGCGCTCGCGAAAGCATTGGAGGCGCAGCGCAGGGCCGAAGAGCTGCAACGGACCGCGCAGCGCGAACGCGACGATGCCGTGCGCCGAGCGCGCGACAATGAACAGGAGCTAACCCGCGAGCGCGGCGATCGGGAGGAGGCGCAGTACAACTCGGTGCTTACCGCCATCGCCGCCGAGCAGGGCTCCGTTGCCCGGGCGAAGTCGGACTTCGCCACCGCGATGGGCGCGCAGGATTATGCCGCTGCCGCCGAGGCGCAGGCCGCGATGGCATCCGCTGCCGCGCGGCTCGATCGATTGGAGGACGGCAAGCAGGCCTTCGAAACGCGGCGCGAAACGGCAAAGACCGAGCCGAAGCCCGAGAAGGTTGAGCCCCGGCCAGCCCGGCCGGATTTTGAGCAGCAGATCGCATCGCTGCCGGAAACCGCCCGCGTCTGGCTCCGCAAACATCCGGAGTTCATCACCGACACCGCCAAGAACGATGAAATCGGCGCATCGCATGCCTATCTGGTCAACCGCAAGAAAGTTGCCGCGTTCTCGGATGCATATTTCGATGCGCTCGACGAGGAATTTGGTTTTAAGGCCACATCGACGGCGACGGCAGAGCCGGCCCCGTCGCAACGAAGGAGTCTACCCATGTCTGCGCCTGTGTCCCGTCAGGCCCCGTCGCCATCGGGGCAGCGCCAGAACAATAACATGACGCTCTCGCCGGAAGAGCGCGCCATCGCAAGGAACAGCTTCACCGCCACCGACATGTCCA